CTTTTTGCTTCTTCTAAATCGCCCATCCAAGCACCCATGACTCGTAAGTCTTGAGCAATTTCGTCTCTAACAGCAGTATCTAGACCTCCACCAATCTCACCTTGCCACCAATGTGTTGTTCCATTTTCATAATGGTCTGCTAATGCATACTCGAAAGCCATTTTCTTATCTTCTTCATCTTGAAGATTTATACCATCTGTTGCGTTCCACATCCAGTCGTCTTTTTCACCATCGTCTAATTTTTGAAATTCTGGATCTGCTTCTAGTTCAGCCATTTTCTCTTCGTATTCGTCTATGGTATATTGTGTGCCTGCGATTGCAGTTTTGAGTTTGGATTCTATATCCTCTTCTTCTTTTAACGGAAGTCCTGCTAATTTTCTTAATTCATTTGTTTCTTTCATGTTGGTCTCTTTTGCTACGTCAACAGAATCGCTACTTGGTTTTAATGTTCTACCAAATACTCTAAAATCTAAGTTCATTAAATAATCTTTGCCTAGATTTTCCAGTTGTTTTCTTAGTTTGTCAGTTTGTTCAGTGTTTTTACTGATACTTAATCTTATTTCTTCATCAGGTATATTTAGTGTAACCAATAAGTTTGGATCTTCTACAAAAAATCTAATCGCTTCTGATGGGTCACCAACAACTTCACCTACCTTATTAAAAGTGTCTATGCTAAAGCCATACCCTTTTAAAAGATTGAATGTTTTGTCTGCTACTGTTTTTATACTGATTGCCATACTTGTATTTATCTAAAGTAGTCCAATTGGCATTGGTTCGTCATACTCATCGATAGGCTTGTTGTCATCGTATCTATCATCTCCACCTAAATTTTGATTAACAACTTCAAATATGTCATCTTCAAAACTTGCAATATATGATATCATCCTACAACAAATAACCAAACTCATAACCAAATCATCTGTTTCACCTGGTTGTGCTGAAAAACTATTTCCTCTTGCAACAAAAGTTTTTAATTCTCTAATACATGCATCAGAAAAAATTTTAATTTTATCTTGTTCTATAAATCGTTTTAATGTAATACAGCCGTCCAATTTACTTTTAGAACTTGTGTGAAAACCTTTTCTTCCTCTTTTACCTTGTACTTTTACAGGATCATGTAAAAAGTTTCCTGGGAAATTTTCTTCTCCTGTGTCTCTGATTACAACAAGAGCGGCTTCACCAATACTATTATTCTCAACTGTCCAATATATTTCTTTTGCTCCGTATTGATTTATTTCTTTTAAAATTTCTCTCATAACTCTTATTTGACCTTCTACAGGAGTCTTGTTGTGACACCATTCTGCAACCTGTGTCATCGAAGGAAGTTCAATTACTTGTATTGCGGCATTATCTCCGCCTGTTCCAGCGGCTGGATCAAGTGCTAACACATACGTTTTATCTGCTGTGGGCCTTTTATACCAACGTACTTCTCCTTGCCTGTACAAGACGTCTGTGTACTTTAGAGTAGCCAACTTTAAAGAGTCTATGAGTGTTTCATTGTAAATGATAAATTCACATTCATGCTCACGTCTAAAACGTTCTTCACCTATTCTACCTTGTTCTTCATCTTTCCAATCTTGGTCTCTGTCTGGGTGTTGGTCCCATTTTGCCAAATAGCCTTTAAATCCATTTACACCTACATCAGATGTATTACCATATTCATCTACAGTTTTTACTGCTTGGTGCCAAATCTGTGCAAATGTGTCATCATCACTATTTGGTGTGCTGGTCACAATACATTTACCACCTGTTGCTAGTGTTGGTGATAATGAAGTCCAAAACTCTTTGGCTATTCTGGGTGGTACGAATGCAAACTCATCTAAGTACACTAATGTAAGTGACATACCTCTACCAGTATTTTCAGTTGTTGTACTTGCTACTATTCTACTACCATTATCAAAACTAATACTCATCTTGTTGTATTCAACAACTCCTGCTCTTATATGATTAGGAATACTTTCATACGCATATCTAATACGTTGCATGATTTCTTGTGAACCTGCCGCTTTGTGAGCCGCAACTAATATGGTACTGTCTGGTTTAAACATAGCAAACCAAAGTAAGTATCCTGCCGCCACAGTAGTTTTACCCATCTGTCTACCCAGCATGTTTATACTGTACCTGTTTTTGTTGTAGTTTTGAATTAAATCTTCTTGGTAATCGTAAGGATCAAAAGCAATACCACCTTTTGTAGGGTGTTGTATGTTCACATACTTCTTCATAAAGAACATTGGACCGTCATTCGGATCACAACACTTCTGAAAGTCTTGCAACATATCAGAGTCATATTGAATTTTAGAGTATGCTTGTTTTACTAACTCAGTATTAACTGTTCCTTTTGGCATAACACTATTTATTAAGTTTTAGAGGGGAAATAAAGTATTATTTGCCGTTACGCAAATAATCTTTAAGTTTATCTTTGAGGATATTTGTTAAAACTTCTTTGGAATCTGGGTCTACTGCTGTTTGTGGGAAGTTCATAGTAGGTTTGTCACCGTCCATTTCTGGTTCTGGACTTAATGATACAATTTTCATAGGTTCGTTGTCATCATGGTCATCATCGCCATGTGGTTCGCCACTTGGTAAAGTAATTCCAACTTTTTGTAACAATACTTTAAGTTCATCTATAGAGTCTGCACTAGCCTCGACTGAAACAGAGCCAGTATCTGTAGAATGATGTTTTGAATATTGATGAGTTTCTTCACCTTCTGCTTCTGGTGGTCCCATTTCTTCTGAACCTCCACCGCATGTAGGACATGAATCATCACCACAACCTTCTTCAACTGATTCTTCTGGTTCTTCGCCTTTGTTTATTTTAGCAATATCGTCTGAAGTTGCAGGTTTTTCGTCTGCTTGGTCATCTGGTTTTGGAATCATTAATGCAACTGCTTTGTCAAACAGTTCATGTGCACCATCTTCATTTTGAAAACCATATTCGTCAGCAAAGTCTACTGAACTAGAAGCAAATAAATCATCTAAGTCTAAATCTTCAATGCCTTTTAATTTTTCAGCAACTTCTTCTGGTGTTTTACCTAATTCAATGTTTTCATCATTGATAAAAAGTGTTAGTCCACCATCTTCTGCGCCTAGGACACCTCTGGATTCGATAATCTTTAAGTACTTCTTAATGTCTTCCATTAGTTTCTTCTTGAACTTTGTGATACAACATCAACATGTTTTGGCTCTGGAGCCTGTCCACCATGTGCTGTACCTGTGATTTCATCATATTTAGATTTAAGGTCATCTCCCATAAGTTCATCTTTTGAAGGATATCTACGGAAGTAATCTGCACCTTTTTCATTTTTAATCTTTTGGAGTTCTGCTAGGAATTTTTCATTGTATGCTTCACCAAAAAGTGACTCTTGACTAGCATCGACATCAACATGCTCGTTCTCATAATGCGTCATATCTTCTTGATTTAATACTGCATCTTCTTCTGACACTTGTCTATCAACATTGTTTGCAGTTCTTTCTTGTGCTAAATCGCTTTCTAGTTTCCTAGGATCTTTAACACCATATGCAATTACTCGTTCGTGGTCTATTCCCATGTTTACTGCAAGGAATACTTCAAGTATTCTTTGGTTTACTGGGTATTTCAATACAACGTCAGTACTGCATACTTCTGAGGTAAAGTTTGCACCTTTTAATCTTTGAAACTCCATAGGATTTTCTTGGATAGGTACACGTTTCCAAGGTGTTGCACTTACTAAATTGTATTTTGACAACACACTTTCTAATTTTGACAAATCTTCTGTGGAGCAATCACGTGCTATTTTAATTCTATAGCCGTACTCTTTGCTGAAAGATTCGTTAATGATGTCTTTTAATTCTTTCATGGTCTAAAACTCCTGTTACACTTATTTATCATAAATAGTAAAAGTATGCAGTTTAAAAGAAGAGATAATAATTTCAATCATATGGGTACATGGGGTGTTGCCATAGAAAACATGGTGTGTCCACGTCCAGAAATGCTTGATAGATTTGACCAAAGTGGGTATGACCTGTGTGCATTAGAACAAGAATACGCAAAATGTAACCTAGGTGAACCACAATACATGCGTTATAAAAGATGTATTAAACAAGAATGGTATGAACCATGTGGTAATTCAACAGGTGCTCACATTAACCATTCTGATTTATATGAAAGAAAAGGTTATCATGGATATGCATTTGAACAATTAAACAATTGGACTAGTGGTAACCATTTGTTGTACAAAATGACACAACTTAAACCTAAATGGGGAATAGATATTAGTATAGACTATGTAGATGACCAACGTAATGTTATGGAACTATTTCATTACGAATGGGACGACCACAATTTAGACAATGTATTAGAGAAAAAAGACATAATACAGGATATAGTTGAACATAATGATTGGAATGATATTGCTAAAACTAAATTGCTACGCAAAGATGAATGGCAACATTTAGACTTTGTAGGTCAAAGTGCTTGGACAACTAAATTTTTGAATATACCAGAAGAACGTTTTAAACTAGTTCCCTGGCAATAGAAACTTTCTTTAAATTATCTGCATCAACTAGTTGTGACTTTATAAAACTTGTGTGTTTTTCTATAGACATTAATCTTTCAACATAGTTTTCAAAGTTTTTCTTTTCAATTTTATTCCTATCAAGCCAAGAAAACTTTTTATCCTTAACTAATTGCAAGATTTCATCAGCAGATAAATCACAACCATCTAATCCCCATGCTCGAAACTGACCATGGAAAATAAATTTGTATCCGTTTTTGTGTTGAGACATTGTGTTTGCATAACGATGCCTTACACTAAACATTTCTTCTCCTGTGATACCGTATTTGTTTCTATAATTTGTAAAGTTATTACCTTCAGCAACATATTTCAATACATCTCCTGTCCATGGTATAAGTTCTAATCCAAAACTTTCAGGATCTGCTGTAAATTTGCTTTCTTCGTTGCTAGATTTAACTCCTTTTTTAGGCAAGTACAAAGGACTTACTACAAAACTGTCTAAAGGATTATCATCACTTCTTAAGAATCTTAAATTTTCTCTTAGAGTATCTTTTGAATCACTAGGTAACCCTAAAATAAAATTAGAATGTACAAATACATCTTTCCAAACGTCTTGTTTTATTTCTCTTAACCAATCCATTAACTTCATTGGGTTTAATCCTTTCCCAATATCTTTAGCACTTTCACTATTAAGTGTTTCTATACCACAATGTGCAAACACTAATCCACAGTCTTTTAAAAGTTGTGCTTGTTTTTTGAGCATTACTAAATCCAATCTTATGAAAGCACTCAATGTTATTTTAAAAGGTAATGATTTTACAACATCTGCAAATTGTTCTAGTCTTTCGTTGTCGTCATTGAATGTATCGTCACTAATCCAGTACCTAGTTGTACCATAGTTGTCATAATTGCGTATAAGTTCTTCTCTTATTAAGTCTTTGCCCCTTACATAACTACCTGGTTCTTTGCCTAATAGTCTAAAACTACAAAAACTGCATTGAAAAATACAACCTCTTGCAATTTCTAAAGGCATACCTTCTGTTTTTGTAATTAAATCTTCAGGACACCAAGTCATTGTTGATGTTGATATCTCATGTAAACTGTGAGGGTCCGCATAATATCTTTTTATTTCTGTTTTATTTTTTATAGACATTAAGATATCAGGAACAGTTACTTCTCCATACCCACTTGCAACAATATCTATGTTAGGATTTTTTAAACTATCCTCATTTACTATTGCTCCACCTACAATTACCTTACAATCAGGACTAATACTTTTAATATGATTTGTAATGTTTGTTTCTATGTCAAAATCTTCTACAGGTAACCATTGTGCCGCTTCAAACCCATACTGTCCTACCATGTTTAAAGTTTTTCTTGGAGATAAAGGTTGGTGTAACCACGTTGTACTTGTGCCAACTGCTAATGTATTAGGTCCTACAAACTTATCTATTATGTTATAGAACTGTTTTGCAGATAAAAACTTAGAATAATCTACAACTTGTACAGAAAAACCTTGCAATCTGCAATGATAGGCTACTTTATAAGCACCTAATGTTCTTGTTGTAGTAGAAATTAATTCTTGGAATACGTTTCCGTATGTTTTGTCATTCGGATCAACAGATAAATTTTCAATATCGTTTGCTCTGCCTGTAAAGATTAAAAAATCTACGGGGGTTTTCATTTATTCCCCTTTGTTATTGATAATTCTCAGTAGTTCGTTTCGGTCTAATGATGTTCCGCCTGAAGATGTACCATTGCCATTGTTAGTTCCATCAACTCTAGCCTTTTTAAGCATCAAATCTATTTGTTTAAGTTTAGCATTTACTTTGCTTTCTTTGGCTTCTAAGGCAGTCTTTAACATTTTTGATGCACTATCAAATATATGTCCGGCTTCTCTATCACCAACATTCATACCTAAATTCATCAACTGTTGATAACTGTCCATTGCTTGTTGTCCTATATCATCCATTTCAACATCATGGTCGTCTAAGCCTTTTACGTTTTGTAATGCTTGGTCAATCTTTTCTGCATTACTTAATGCTGTTTCAACATCTTTGACTTCTACAATTTCTGTTGTAGGGTCAGTAGGATTGTCATAAGATGGTTTATCGTATGAACTATCTTTCTTAGTTGCTTCTTCTATAGGAGGCAAGTTGAATTCTTCTTCAAGTTTCTTGGTCATACTACTATTTATTTCTTAGACTTGCGTTTTTTCTTTAATTTGCGTTTAGGATGCCCAAACATTTGGTCAAATCTATGATTTCTAGCATCAATATAGTCTTGTGGCTTGTCGTAAACCTTTTTTGGTGTTTTAAATTCTACTATTTCTGCTATTTTCATTTTAATGGCTTGCTTAGTTCTTCCCAACTTGTTTCATAATCACTATCACCATCAGCATATCCCATAACACCAAGTTTTTCGTACTCAGGTATTAGTTCTTCATGTAGTAATCCAATTTTTTTCAAGTTAGGCATAATCCTACTAAACAATACATCTTGGAATTGTGTTTGGAATATATTTTCTTTTTGATATTCATCAGTATATTCTATATCCATGCCATATTTTTCCCAAACGTCATATGACCTAAGTCTATTTCTGCTTACTGTACAGGCTTCTAAGGCAAATTTTGCTCTATCTAATTTTTCTTCTTCGCTTAGTGTAGTAACAAACTCTGTTAGATACTGGATACCAAATGTAACATGTCTTGCTTCATCTCTAATTATGTATTCTAACATTTTTTCGTAAACAGGGTCGTTAGTTGATTGCTTGGCGGCGTTAAAGGCGGCTAATGCCAACCCTTCTATTACAACTTGCATACCAATAAATTTTAAATCCCATCTTGGGTCTGTTAAAATTTTATCTAGCAAGCCTTTTAATGCTCTACCAATGGGCCAACTGCGTTTTAATCTTTGTTGTAGGTATTTGTTAAATGCTTCTACATGCCTTGCTTCATCAAATGTTTGGCTGGCGGCATATAGTTTTGCGTTATACGTTGGCGCACAACTGGCTAACTGTGATGCAACCAATAATGCTCCTTGTTCCCCATGTAAAAATTGGCTTGTTGCCCAACTGTTTAAATCTTTAAAAAACTCTAAACGTGTTTGTTTGTCAAATGTTTTAAATGTTTTATGATTATCCCATTGGGTGTTTTCAAACTCAAACTCTTCGTCACTTATTCCTACAAAGGTTGGAGTCCAATCTACATCAACTTCTACGTTCCAATTTAATTGTTTGCCTAATTCATATAATTTTTTAATTCTATTGTCTTGTACTGTGTAATCCCAATTGAATGAACCAGTCAAAGGTGTTTGAAAAATCTCTACTACATCAGTAGGATCTAAATTAGCCGGAACATCATCGTCAAACTCAACAACGTCCCTTGGGGTTTTCGTATATTCTATTTTCATAATAATTATTTATTATATTCGTTTTGTTTTTCTGCCAGATTGTTTTCGGAAAATCTGGTCTTCTGTAATCACTTTAAAGTGTAAACCTTTTGCTTTGCACCAGGCTTGAGCGGCTTCCCACTTAACTGCATTAACTTGTATAGACATTTTGTCATACTTGTCTCTGGCTTTTTCTTGTAGTGTTTGTGCTTTAGGTTTGATTTCGATTAAATCAACTCTAGTCTTTCCGTTTTTGTCTGTGTATTGCACCATAAAGTCAGGTACATAATTAGTAATTTTACCACTGAAAGGGTGTCTATAAGGAATCTTTACATTCTCACTTGCCCACTTGGTAATGTTAGGATGGCTATCACAAAACCTCATAAACGCCATCTCCCAACTGCTACGAGCAAATGGTTGCTTATTGCCTACAAACTTTTCTGGATTTTGTACGGAGTAATTGCCTTGTGAATACCTACTAGACATGTGTTACTCCTACGGTCTAATCTTATTTGCGATTTTAGATTGATTGTTTTTGCTAGATACTTTAAGACCTATCTGGTTACCCACTGGTCTTAATTCATTTATTGCTTTATAAGTATTTTCTGCTAACTTGATTGAATCTTCATTTATTTCAAAATAAGATATAGGATGAACTCCTTGTGCATCAGCAACTTTAATAAGTGCTACTGCTAATGCTCTTGCATTAGACTTTGCAAAGCCTATGCTTGTTAATCTGTTAAACACTATATCCATTTTGTCTGCAGATATGCCTCTGTCATCTACTGCTAACATGTTGACTAGTATTTCTAAACTTGCTTCTGGTAAAGGAAAGTTTATTGTGTTGTTTTCTAAAAACTTCACAAGTTTGTCTCTACGAACTTCGTAACTTATTTCATTACCAAATGTTGTATATAAACTCTCACTCATTATGCTGATCCGCCTCCACCAAAGCCTGCCGCCGCGGCTTGAGCCGCATTGTATTCATCTGCCATTGCCGCCGCTTCTTCATCTGTAAGTGGGCCTGCACCTTGAGGTCCAGTCTTATCTTGTTGTATGCTGGTATCTTTTTTAGCACCTTGTTCTTTAGGAACTTCTTTATTTCCAGTAGCACCTGGTGTACTGTTATTTGCAAAGTTACCTAACCATGAAGTTTGTTCGTTTCTATTTACTGCATCAACAAAATTTTCTGTTCTTGATTCAGACCAAGATGGACTTCTAGAGTTTGCTCTACTACCACCTGGTATGTCATCTGTGTTTGGATCACCATCTCTTAATCTGCTCCAGTGTCCTCTATTGAAGTCTGAAAATCTTTGTAGGTCATCTTCAGTAATAAATTCATTTATGATTGGTTGCATAGCAAAATTTTCATATGTTATATCCATAGTAATTAAGTTTGCTTCACTTGAACTGTGGTCAATGCCATCAATTTCAAAATTTGTAATCATTGGTCTGAACAAAGTGTACTTAATACACCTTTGTCCGTGATATTGAACTATGTCAATGCTGTCTATAAAGTTCCTAACAGCGGCAGGTTGTAATCTCAAACCCATAAAGTCGCTATCAAAACTATCATTGAACGAAGCAAAACCACTTCCATCTCCACTAGGTACTTCTCCTGGAACTATGTCATGCGGAGTTGCAACAGGCAACAAAGGATCACCTGCACTGGAACCTGGTTGAAATTTTCCTGATGGATTTAAAAACAAATGTTGGTAAGCCGCCATTAATACACTTACCCATATAGAATCAACTGTATCATATGCAACCATTTGTAATGGTTTAAATTCTGTATGAGTTACAGTTATTCTCTTTCTGTTGTATTGATTTTTTACGTCTGTTTGTATTTCAGCACTTGGAATACCAGATTGTCTAATTAAACTGCTTAACGTAAGTTGGTCTTGAAGACCTTGTTGTACAGCAACTGGTAAGTCAACTTCCGGGTTGAAGTGGAAGTTGACATAACCATTAAATTTTTGACGTACTGGTGTATTTCCAGGCTTGAACCTTCTTGCATTTTGAAAGTCTCGCATGTAATGGTTCTTACCAAATTTGTCTTCACCATTAGTTCCATGTGAGTCTTCTACCCTTTGGCCATTGAACATATCAAAGCCGCCGGCTCGCATCAGAAAGTATCTACCATAACCTCTTATTTTTTCTTTACTTAAAAAAGCCATTAGTTATACTCTCTTAAATCGTTATAATCTTAAAAAGATTATGCAGATTCGTTGTCAGTTGCGCCAGGTACTATTGAACTATCAAATGGGTTACCTGCTTCAACATTAGAAACAATACCACTAGGTCCTTGACTGTGTATAGCATTGTCATATCTAATTGTTAGAGAAACAGTAACAGGTTCATTTGTAGCATAGTCTGAGTCACTGTAATCAACGTTAGTTAAGAAACATCCTTCTAAGTTCCAAACTTCCATTGCGTCTGCAGTACTACCATCTAACACTTCAATTTGCATGTTAAATTTGTAATCTTCACCAGCAATTGGAGAAGTTTGTTCAAAGTGGTTTAATTGTCTTTGGTTCTGAGCACCAACAAGTCTTGCAACACTATTAGAAATATCATCACGTAATACTACTGTGATTGGATCCCAAGCATGTTTACCTTGTACATATACTTTTGAATTGTAAGAATCAATTACGACCTCTTCATAATTAACTTTAGGACGAGTAACGTTCATAACATTTTGTGTGAACCTTCTAGTGGATTGGTCTCCACCAAAGCCATCAAGCATACTAACCCTAAATCTGAATTTCAGTTTAGGCATTAAGATACCTTGTTCACCAGCGACTACTGGAACACCAAATTTGTTCTTTGTTTTATCAACTGTTGGACTTGCCATTTCATTATCTCCTAATACCCATAAACCCCTTGATATAGTTTATGGGTTTATCGTTACAGTTATTTATCAATTATTGCCCAAAAATATTAACTACTGTTTTAATCAGGCAATAAAAAAGGGGCCTATAAAGACCCCTTTTTATGTTAAATCTAATTAACTTATGCTGTTGAACCCAAAGTGTTTTGAATTCTAATCGGTATGTAAATAAACTCAACTGCTTTGACTGGCTGTATCGCTATGTCAATGTAAAGTTCATTTCTATCAATTCGAGCCGCTGTATTGTTTGTTGCGTCACAAACAGTTACAAAGTCGAATAGACCTCTTTGAATAACTAACTGACTTAAGAATCCATCAACAACGGATTTTGCATTTGCTCTTGTCAACTCATCGTTTGGTTCAAACAAGAAAGGCTTAACTGCATCGTCAAGTTGCTCTCTTATGTAAACTAACAATCTAGCAACATTAACTCTATCTAATGCACTTGAATTTGGATTCAATGTTTTTTGTCCAAATACTGCAAGTCCTCTTCCTGGGAATTGGGCAATAGGGTTAATTTTGTTTGCGTACAATGTGTCTCTCTGACCTTCGTTTAATGTAACTGAGTTATATTCACCGTCGGTTGGATTAACAAATCCTACTGATGTTGCGTTTTGTACAAGACCTCTTTGGAATCCTGCTGGTGCAAACCAAGGGAAAGCCACTTGGTCGTTGAATGCGAATGTTCTTAAAGCAACATGACTTGGCGGAACAACTACGTTAGTTCCATCTAAGTTTGTTGTTAAAGCACTTGGATAGTAAACACCAGCATATGGTGAACTTGAAACAAGTCCATCTTCACCGTTTTCACTAGCATTGTTGGCGTTTGTTGCCCAATTTTTAGTGCTTGTTGCATCTGCTTTAAGTCTAAATGGTGTATCAGCAATAACAAAGGCAGTATTTCTTCTGTCTGTGCTTAGTGATATCATTTCATCTAGCATTTCAGGGAAACCAGGAGCGGCTATTAAGTTGAATGAATTAGTTTCTGCTCTAATGTCATCATTAGAAACAATAGCGGCTTGCATTTTGATTTTCACCAAATTGTGAACTGCTTTTCTTAATCCAAACATTTTACCGTTTACTTGGTTACCACTTGCATCAACCCAAACATTACCAATGTTTGTTGAAGCAGGAGTATAGTTAATCTTATACTCTTTGACGTTACCTGCTGAAGCACGTTTGTTCCATCCTAGCATACCTGCAGGGTAGGCTGTTTGTGCAGGAGCATCAGCATCTAAACTTGAAGTTTTAGACTGTCTGAAGTCTCCATAAATGATACCTTCTGAAGTAACTTGGTCTGTGCCGTCAACTTTAACCCATGCAGTACCACTCCACTTGTAAAGACAAGGGAAGTTTTCAGTATCATCTGAGTCTAACCAAATGTCACCTGCCACTAGAGCAGTTCCATCTGATTGTGTTGTTGGAGCAGAAGCGGCAACACTTAAATCTTTAGTTAATGTCTGCCATCCACTTGATGCGTCATTTTCTAAGATGTCTACGTTTGCTTTTGCTACTGTGGCGTTATACCAGTAAGTTCCTTCTGCAAGAGTACCTGTGATAGATGTTTTACTTGCTTCGTAACTTAAATCTGCAAAGTTAGAGTATGTTTTACCTGCTGTAACCGCCTGTGATCCAAATCCTACTGAACTTGGTCCAAAGTCTGCGTGGTTACTTTGTAATACTATGTCTCTACCATCGCTTGATGTTAATACGACATTGTTGTCAGTTCCTAGACTTGCTGTAACTTTTGTAATTGATGCACCCGCTAATGCTGAGTTAATATCAAATACGGCATCTTCCGCAGTTGATGTTGCAGGTGTACCTGAAATAGTACCTGCTAAAGTTACTACAACTGTTGTTCCGCCATATACTATGTCAAAACTTGAGTTGCCTGAAACGTCTAAGTTACTAATGGCTGAACCAGTAGCAACTACTGTTGAATTACCATTGTGTCTTTTTAACACAACAGTTGCTTCTTCTGGATCTACATTGTCAAACAAAGAAACTAAGTTTCCAACACTTACGTTTGCAGTACCAATGGAGGCGTATGCCGCATCACTGTTTGCATAGAAAGGAGCACTTACTGTAGAAAATGCTTTTGTTGAAGAACTATAAAGTTTTGCTTTTAAGTCTGCACCTTGGTTAGGTGTACTTGTTTGAATGAATAAATCCCCAGCGGATAATGAACTAACACCATCGCTCTTAAGTGCTGGTACTGTTGTGTGGCTTGCCCATTGGAAGTCTCCGCTTGTAGCAGATGCCCAACTTGTGCTACCAACAAGGTACCAGTCGTCACTGAATTTTTCGTAATACTTAACATTTGCGGCTGTTCCACCTGCACTTGTGTTTGCTACAACGGCATAATCACCGTTCAAACCAAATGCTCTTTTAGGTCCGCCTGTTGAAGAATTGATATTGATTGCGTCTACAACGGATACGTCTTTTTTAACCCAAGCAGTACCACTATATTCTCTTAGTCCGTAGACTGAATTCGCTGTGTCTAACCAGTAACTTCCGTCAGCAATAGCACCAGTTGGTGCGGCTGAAGAAGCCTCTAGTTGACCTAAATCAATGTCTGCTCTCAGAACGTATGCTCTGTTTGCCAAACCTAAGAATGAGTGGGCCGCTAGTAAGCCGTATTCATTGAGATCATAACCATGCAACTGATTACTACCTGACTTGTAAAATAAAGGATTTCCAAATTGTTGTAGTAATTCACGTTGACTTGTAATTAGTTGTAATTTTCCTGCATTAGCCTTAGATGTAAATGCCGCAGTCCCTGAACCATCTGGACTACTCTTATCTTGAGCAGTTGCAATGATTATCAATGGAACTGTACCAGCACCAGCCGCCGCGTAAAACGATTCGTCTGATACACTAATACTAACACCAGGTGATACTAATGTTGCCATAATTAATCTCCTTAATGAATTATTATACGAATATTTATCTAAAATACTGGAAAATAGGTATTATACAAACCGGGGGTACAAAGGTTTTTTAACTTTTGGATAAATATAGAAATTTTTAATGTTTTAAAGGGATTTGGTATTATTTCTAATCGTTGTCGAATATATTTAGCACATTGTCTTTAACAGATGTTTTTTTGGTTTCTACCTGCTGTGCTTTAATGTCTAAGTACATATTGTTTACTTCTTGTTCTAAATCTTCTAAACTGCCTTTATTACTTATAACATAATCAAAATCATAGCCTACCCATTTCCATTCACTGGCGTGAACTTTTGCAAAACGTGTTTCCATAGTGTGTTTTGCAGGCACACTACCTTTGTTGGCGTGTACGGCTGTTTCATACCACTCAGGGAGTTCATCTCTTATAACATGTACAACAATGCCATTCAAAGATTTAATTAAATCTAATTCGTTTTTAAATCTACAATCACTTACAACAACCATTGTGTCTTGTTGTTCATTTTTTCTTATACGATATTCTAAACTGTCTAACCAAATATCTTGATTAAAATGGGTACGCATTATTTCTGTACCTAATAATTGTAATGCAAGTCTTGGAGTAAATTGGTCAATGCCTAGTTTTCTTGTCCAATACATGTCAGGTGTTTCTCTAAAGTCTCTACTTTCAATAGTATCACCTTGTAACATGTCTCTGGGCCAACCAAACACACTTGCACATAAGTCTTTTAAAGGAGCCGCAAAACTATCTTGAACTGCACCTTTTTCAACTAACATTTTGGCAACTGTGTCTTTGCCACTTCCAATAAATCCTGTAATACCTACTATCATACTTTTATATATTCCTATTTTATTTATTTAAAAAAATTTCCGGTATCTACCAGTTCTTCTATTTGTTTGAAAGTAAATTCTGTATTTGCATGTACTCTAAATGAAACTCTAGGTGTGCCATTTGTAAGTACTCTATGCCATTGGGCAAGGTTTACAATGTAAGCATTGTGCATACCCTTGTGTTCTACTATTGGTGTCAAATCATCATACCAACTTTCATCCGAAAGCCAATGTTGAGTTGCTTTCATGCACATTTTATTTTGTTCAACAATCTTTTCCCAAAAAGGTTCATCAGGTCTTTCTGTAAAAAATTTATTGATTAATTCTTTCTCATTTTGTAACATACGTTCAGTAGGTCTGGCAAATTCTAATACACTACCGTCTATGTCTCCTAGCAATCTAAAATTTATTACAGCAGGTGCTCTCATATTTTTTATATACTCAACACCAAATTCTTTTGGTATTGTTTCTTCATTAGGTATCTCTATAGGGCCTTCTTTATGCCAACCAGAAGGATCTGAAAAACATAAAATAGTTACAGGAGGATGAGAATGCATTCCATCTTTCCATATTTTTTGAAAAACATCTGGTCTAAACGTATCATTCATCCAAGTCCAAACGTCATGTTTCATTTTTGTATCTGTTATTACTGCTTCACCATTAAAAAGATTTTCTCTTTGAACATATTTCCATGCATCTTTATTCTTATTATCCATATATGTTCCAGCCATCCAATTATTCCATCTTACTGTTTTTCCGTTTATAGTTAAATCTGAGGGAACAGGTATATTACCATTGAACAAATCGAATTCGTAGTCACTAAAAATATTTTCAGCAGTAAACGGAAAGTCTATATCAGGAATATCACAATAACATTCTAACATTTTAATAATATCCCTTGTTGCCTATAATCTTTCATTGTGTTCCAATCTAATTTCATACCACTATGCAGTCTAAAAGTAACTCTAGTAGATTGGTCTCCTACAAGTACTCTGTGTAAACTTCCAAAATCTAACATAAAAGGAGACTTAAATCCTTTTTTAGTCTCTTGTACATTCATATGATTGTGCCATGGTTTTGTATCTAGTATTTGATCCACTGGTCCATAGGATTGAATTGTTGGCGACTCTTCGTTATCTCTAGCAAAAGTATAAAATCCTTCTTTTGCCTCCATCCACTTTTTAAAAAATTTTTCTCTAGTATCAATTATTGTTTGACTAAATTCATCTGACATTTCTGCAAATTCTATAGAACTGTTTTCTTCATCGCCTATTAATCTAAAATTGCAAACTGACGTAGAAACTCTCCACCATGGTCCCCACCATTTAGATAGATTGGATCTATTTTCTCTAATATGTTTTAATCTAATAGGATCTGTTTCGCCGGGCTCCATGTGCCAAGGAGAATTGTTATTCCATACTAATATTGATACAGGTGCAATATTTGGAAAAGAACCACCCTTAAATAAATCGCCAATCCAGTCTTCATGATATGTATCATTTACCCATTCCCAAAATATTCGTGAGAGTTTATTAGGTCTATTTCTGAGAATTCCTGTTGAACCTTTAGCAACTTTGACAATCTCGTCACCGTTTTCATTGACATGTCTTTTTACATTCCTAATCCATATAATATTTTCTGTTTGTATCGTATTTTCACTAATTGTTGTATTAGTGTAATTATTTCCATATATCTCATCATAATCTTCATCTGTAAATAATTCATCTACTGTAAATGGTAAAGAGAGTTCTTCATTTGTGAATTCTAAATAGTTGTTCATTTTAAAAGTTCTCCTTCTTCATGCATTTTTCTAAATGTACTAAAAGGAGTATCTTGTTTTGATTGGAAAACTAAACTTAATCTTATCTCACCAGGGTTGTCTAAATACACTCTGTGCCAACTTGCTACATTTACTAAAAAAGGACTGTCGTATCCTTCTTTACAATTTATTTCTGTTAGATTGCTTTCCATTTTACTACCAGGTTTTATTGCATCTCTGTTTGCAAAAGACTTAAAACTTTTGGTTTCATCTTCAGCATACTCTACTTGAGATACAAAAGGAGCATTATTAAATTTATTATCTAACTCATTATATACGTTTCTTAATGAATTGTCAAATGTTTTATCATGATTTGCAAATTTTATTCTTGTGCCTGTTGTTGGGCCTACTAAGTTAAAATTTAATCTTGTGCTGGATCTAAATCGTTGAAAATGTTTTGGGTTTGCAAAAGAATGCATTCCTTCGTGATGCCAATGCCCTGTGTCTGGATAATGTAAAATTAAACTTGCTGGAAATATCTGTTCTCCAACATTAAATCCGGGCCACTTTTGATGTGTCCACATGTTATCTAAAAATTGTTTGGGATTTTTAAATGTATCATTTATAAAACTGTAAAGTCTTCTTGCAATCTTTTTATCCGTAATCATTGCCATTGCGGCTGTCCAATGTAACTTGTCTGTTTTTATCCAGGACTCTTGTCTTGCTTGTGCTTGTTGTATGAGTGCTAAATCGCCACGCATAATACGACGGTCATCTTCACATAATAACTCGTCAGCACTTATGGGACATTCTAGTTGGGGTAGGTTGATAAATGTGTCTTTATCCGATAACAAATCCGAGTGGTGCATTTCCTTCTTCCATATTGTGTAATGATGCAATCAATTGTTCCATTTCAGTTAATGCTTCACTTTTTAGAGCATCACCATTCAATGTTGTAGCACCGCCAGGTCCAGGAAGTCCACCAGGGAATTTGCTTCTTGCCTCACCTAACATCATTTTACTTTGTGCTAAGGCATAGGCACTTAGCCACTCTGCGGCATAAACGTCTTTGATTAACACACTTTCTGGAATAAAGTTATTGACTCCTACTGCAATATCTTCTTCGTGATTTACATTTCTTAGAATTGTTAATTCTTTTGTATTCCTGTTAAAGGTAAAGTTGTATTCGCTACCAAACACACGACCAATAGTTTCTTTGTATTGTGCAAATGCATCAAATACTGCTAGTCCACCTATTTGTCCTGCTTGTAACATATACATATTGTTGAATGCAACATCAAATGGATCAAAGTTAGTACCGCCACCACTATTGGTACCAATACCACGTCTATATAATCTTTTAACGTCTATAACTTCTTGAGGTAATGTATATTTTGTAACACCTGCTTGAGTTTGAACGAATATAACTGCTTCTTCTACACTTCCTGTACTTAATTGTCTGTACTTTTGTATAGATTTATTAATTGCTACATCGTAATGGTCCCTGTCTAATTCAACATCTACCATACCATCAGCAAGACGTAATTGAATTTCTTCAATTATTTCGTTTCTACTGTTATATCCTATTTGGTCTATTCTTGTTGCCATACTACTATTTATCACTTTTTGGTATTATACCAGATAAATATATGCATGGATACAAACTACTACAACTATATAGAACATACAAAGCATAATATGTCTAAAATTTTAGACAAAGGCAGTATTGTACCCATAAAAGATGATGTAGGCGTAGGTTTTAGGTACTATGACACCGATAAAACAGACCAACTACAAATGAAAAAATTTAGAACAGTTGCTGATTATGATCCTAGATTATCAAATCAGTTTACTAAAGAAGATTCTTTTTTAGACTTTCCTGAGTTAAATTTACCTATAGACCTAGATGATTTCTTTACAGATATAGACCACGAAATTTGTGAAAAGAAATTTTGGGGGAAAGGTGATGAGGACGACTCATCTACTCAACAAGTTGTTCATTCAAAGAATATAGGCTGGTTAATACATCCTGCTAGAAGTATAGGAACTAAAGTTGCTAAAGATGATAAAAGAGGTGTGTGCATTGGACATATTTTAAGTCCTAAGTACAAAAAATATTTTTGGGAATATGCAAACGACACTTTCCATGAAGATTTTATAGACATTATTAAAGACCATTTAGGATACAAACAAGTTCCTGTTAGTATTATATCAATAAAAGATTTACATCATTGGCATCACGAAGGTGTTCAACCTTGGCATGATTATACTCCAATTCCATATTATACAAGACGCACAGAAACATGTATTAACTTTAGATTATTTTCATCAACTGACGATGACGAAACAGAAGTAAATTTTGGTTGGCCCTCCGTTGAAGTGCATAAAGAGTTTTCTAAAATATCAGACGAACTAAATGAAAATATTATAGATAAATTTCAAGGAGATGAAGGCAGAAAGGTTGAATGGATACATAATGAAAATCTACAAATAAAAACTGCACTACATCAAGATACTATACTACCAGATTCACAACTCAATGACGAGATAGAATTAGTTGCAACTAAAAAAGGATATCATTGCCCTTTTATGATTAACACTAACTACTGGCATAGAGTTTACACAAAGGATACAAAGACACCTAGAATAACTTTAAGATTTTTTAGTCCTATGGGAGTTCCGTTTCATCATTTTAGAAAGTTACACCAGGAAGGTAAACTTTTAAAAAACTTGTAATAATATAGTTTGTTCATTTAACCTACCTGTAAGTTTAGTAGGTGTTGTTTTTACTTCATCAAATGCTTTTGCAAATTTTGTTTTTGCTCTACCAGTCCAATTATTAATTTGTTCTGCAGGCTTTCTTAAAGTTTTTTGCAAACTTGTTTCTTCGTCAAAGTCTTGTATAGTAGTTCCTTTAACCATTAAACCTGCACCTTGTCTTTGTAACCCACGTGGGTCTTTGTCTTTTGCGTGGTAAACTCCTACTTTACGGGTCTTTGTATTGTACACCCATAGTTCATTGGCGTAAACGACGTCTGTGGGCGAGATAGATGCTATTCCTAATGCTCCATCGTTGAGTTGAAACTTTAGTTTTTTAATAATTACATCTTTACTTCTTGCTCTAGGCTTACGTTGTTTTCTGTTTGCTTTACCTGTAAGTATAATTGCATCACAGGCGGCATTTATTTTTTCAAAGAATGCAACATAATCTTTCTTCATTTTCTTATCCATAAAACTATATGCTTCTTTAAGTTGTTCACATGTGCCTTCCAAACTTTCTACTGCTTCTGCATGATTAAGTTCATATTGGTCTTTAATCATTTTAGCATGTGCTGGCTTAATAACTCCGCCACCAAATACTTTCATATCTTTCTCAGGATCAAACTTTTTAAGATTAAACTTTTCTGTTTCTATAAAAGTATCTAGTAAGTCGTCCCATTCGCCGCATAGGTCAGTTATTTGCAAAAGCATTCTTTCTTGTATTGATATTTTTGGTGGTGCTTCTTTTTGTTTTTCTTGTATCTCTTCCACAATTTCCATACCTGTCTTAATAAGTTCTTCTTTTTTTGTAGCATAGAATTTAGCAAAACGTTCTGGCATATATCCTAACTTATACCAACACCAGCCGTACTTTGCACTACTGCTAAATCTCCAGTCTGGATTTTTAAGTATTATTTTTATTTCTTCTTTGTCCCAACCACTTGCTTCTTTTACCCACTTGCGATATTTGGATACTGCATCTTTAGTTGAAATTTCAGAATGTACAAAATAGTCAACCGACCTGAATGCCAACTCTTGTTGTTCAGGATCAGTGATAGCCTGATACTTTTTCCAGTCAGGCTCTTTTGTTACATATACTGTTCTTTGCTTTCGTTTTGCCATCTTTTGTTTTTTACCAAAATATAGTGCTAGTTAGTATAACTTCAAAAATTTTTTATGTCAATTGGTAATTTTTGAACTAAAAGGAGGTTTTTTATAGTTTTTTGGCTGTTAATCCTACTGTTGCTGATGCAACACGTGATTCACCATCGAATACTTTGCAATCATAAAACATATGATGCATTTTACGTTTGGCAAGTTTGGCTTCTAACCTTAATCTTGTTCCAGGAAATACAGGATATCTAAATTTACATTTGTCAACACTAGTAACAAATGTAACATAATCTTCATGTTTAAGTTCACCATTCTCTTTTCCTGCTAAGTGAAGTGCGTGAAGTCCAGCACATTGGTTCATACCTTCAATAATATAAACACCGGGCCATATTTTTACATGTGGGAAATGTCCTTCTAATACTGGATGAGCATCATGAACCATATATGTTGCTTCTATTTCTTCATCACTAAGAATAGTGTGTTCGTCAATCAGTGCTATTGGATGTCTGTGTGGTAGTTCCATGTAGAGTATTTACACCGTCAACATAAATTACTTTGTCATATTTGGTATGACTTGATACTTGCCCAACTAGGTTCCAATATTTTCTCAAATAATTTTCACCTGTTGGAGTATGGACTGCTTCTTTTTTGAAGTACCCACCACTCATCATTTGTCGCGGTATATATCCTTTGCTATCAAAATATCTCATAGTTGTTTGCAAAGCAAATCTCATAGCAGTCATGTGTGTAATTCCGTGTCTATTAATATAACTGCTAAAATTATGTGCTAGTTCATCTTGTGGTAAATGTTTTGATTGTGGATTTATTCTAGAAAATTTATATCCATATTTTTCTGGATCTTCAACTATAGGAGATTCTTTGCCTCCTGTAATTTGTTTTACTCTAGAAGATTCTGGTGCGTTCATAGTGTATGCATTTACGTCTAAACAATCTAATTTATTGTAGTTTGGATCACAAATTTTATCAGCCATAATCTTCAATTCTTTTTTACTGTCCTCAGGTAAGCCTACCATAAACATACTGAACAATGTTACCTGGTCTCCAAATGGAGTATCTTGTAAATCGGCAATGTATGCCATTTGTTCATCTGGATGCCAACCTTTATTAATAGCAACAGCACTATCAGGGATAAGTGTCTCAATGCCATAATGTGCAAATACTAACCCTGAGTCTATTAATACTTGTTCTTGTTTTAATCTGTTTTGTAAATCTAATCTTATAAATGCTGTATATTCCAAAGGTATATCTAACTTTTCTTTTAGTTTTGCAATTTTAATAATTTTTTCTGTATCATCATTAAAAGTATCATCTGCCATCCAATACCTATGTACTCCATGCTCGTACCAATTACGTTTGATTTCATCTTCTAATAAACTTTGACTTCTAAGATAACTGCCTTTTTCTTTTCCAGTTAAACCAAAATTACAAAAACTACATTCAAAAATACAACCTCTTGCTGTTTCCATTGTAAGCATATCATTTGTTTGCAAACAATCTTCAGGTGTATATTGCATAGTTGAATTAGTTATATCAAGTCTACTACCAACATCTGTATAAAAATTTACTCGTTTTTTATTGTCTATATCTTCTAAAATTTCTGTAATCGTGACATCTCCATATCCATTGTTTACTATATCAATGTCTCCAATTGGAGAATCAGACATTTCAATTGTTTCTTTCTTAAGTGCAGGTCCAATTGCTCCACCTAATATCATTTTAGTATCTGGATTTCTTTCATGTATCCACTGTTTTATCTTTTTTTGACGACCAGGCATGAAATATAAACTGTGAACTAATCCATGAGGATTTGATATACCTGAAAATACAGTACTAAAACAAACCGCTCTAGTATTTTCCCCAACAAATTTGTAAAATATCTTTTGAAAATCTTGTTCAGTTGCATAAAAATGGTGTCCTATAACTTGACAAGTGTACCCTGCTTTTCTTATTTCATGTGCAACTTTAAATCCGCCAAAACCTTTTGCAGTAACATCATATACCATGTGTTCACTGTAATCCCAAAGACCAACTGGACTCTCTTCAATAGGATGGTCTCGTTGAGCACATCTTAAATATGCTCTATATTCTCTGTCTGTTAATTCTTTTCTTCCCAATTCCTGAAAAGCGGCACCGGGATATGTAATAGAAGAATACCATGCAGGAGTAATATCAGATGTAAACATCAAAACATCTGCCGGTGTATGTTCTATTTCGTGTAATGGGGTATCATCTAACATGCCTACTGGTGAGATAGGTATGCCAGCAAATGCATATGGATCTTCTTCTGTAAACTTTCTTTCTCTAAACCTTTCCCAAACTGGTGCACGAATTCTTACTTTTTCTAGTGTATTATATATTCGTTTTTCTTCTGGTGTCATTTTTTTAATACTTGTTCTATGTATTTGTTGTACCTGTTAATCTCTACTTTGTTAATTCTTTCTACAGAATCCAAATCAAACTCATCAAATTCTTCAGGTGTAATATTTTCGCCTTCTTTGTAAGGTAATCCAAAAGATTTAAAAAGCATATTGGGCCAAAGTTTACCTGCGTCCATTAGTCTTTTATTTAATCTATTAGAAAATTTTAAGGCATCTACAAATGTAATGCCATTTTTATTTTTATATAAAAATTGTGCATGAAAAAACTTTTGTATTTCTGGTTCCATTTCTTTTCCATTCATATATTGTGTAGTAGGTTCGTAACCGTAATCTCTCCAATTCTTCTGGAATTCACTATCAGTTCTTTCATCAAATCCTTCTGGTGTAATACTTAATGGTCTTACTGCTGTACCTACCATAGGATTTTTATCTGATACTAAAAAGTTTGCCATTTCTTTTATACTTTTCTTTGTATCACTAGGTAGTCCTACAATCATACCGCTACCCATATCAACATGTGACCAAACACCGTCTTTAAGTTCACGCATGTATTCAAATTGTGTCATTGGATTTAAACCTTTACCAATGTCGACTGCACTATCGGGGTCAGTTGTTTCCACTCCAAACTGTACATGTACTATTCCTGCATCTCGAATAATTTCTGCTTGACTAGGAGTTCTATTTCTATTTGCATATAATAAATCTAATCTTATGTAACAAGCAAACTTTAATTTAAAAGGCAATGTTTTGGACATTTCCATAAAGTCTATCATTTTATCGTGGTCATCATTGAACGTATCATCTACAATCCAATAATGTTCTACTCCAAACTTTTCATAATTATGTACAAGTTCTTCTCGTATAAGATCCATGCATCTAATACCTTCACCTTTTTGTTTTCCATTTAATGCAAAAGAACAAAACTTACATTTGAATATACAACCTCTGCTAATTTCAATAGGTAATATTTCGCCTGGATATAAACAATCGTCTTCGTGCCATTTCATTGTGGAGTGTTTTACATCTTGTTTGCTGAATACATCTTCTTTAAAAGGTAACCCAAAATTGTTTTTAGGTAATTGTTCTACATCTCCGTCTTTTAATTCTGTTAGTATTTCAGGTACAGTGATATCGCCATATCCTATGTTTACAATATCAACATGTTTGTAATCTGATTTTTTATTTGTAAATGCTCCGCCTTTCATTAATTTTGTTTTTGGGTTGACTTTCTTAAGATGTTCTACAAACAGTTCATCTATTTCAGGACCATGTGGTAAAAATCCTACATACGCCTGTGTATCATCTGAGGTTGCACCATATTTTTCTTTAACGTCATGTCCATAAAAAGGATCTAAGTTTGTATAGGAAGGTCGTACATTTAATCTATTTGGTATTTTTGCTATAAAAGTATTACTAATACCTACTGCTAAAGTATTTTCTCCAACGTATTTGTCTAATACTTTTCTCAAAGTTGCTATATCCATATGAGTTATTAAGTCAACTACTTGTACAGTAAAGCCACTTTCTCTAACTTCATGAGCAACTTTATAAGGTCCTAATGCTCTACTGCCTACAAAAGGGAACATATCAAACCAGCCAAGTTGCCACAAAGGTGAATTAAGTCTCTCAGGATCATTTTCTTTTAAGTATTTGCTGGACTCAGCAAGATGTTGTTTTACTTCATATCCGTGTGATTGTATTCCCCAGCCGATATTATCAGCAAGTAGTAGGAAATCTACAGGTGTATGTTCCACCTCTATTGAACTATAAGGGTTATATTGCATTACGCAATATTTATCAGGAATGGCCCGCCCGGCAAGACTCGAACTTGCAACCTACGGTTTAGAAGACCGTTGTTCTATCCAATTGAACTACGGGCGGATTGTTTTTAATCTACAAATGCCCTTTCTAGAACAAAGTCTCCTGGCTCACCTAGATTTCCTTCTTGGAAACCTAAATTTTCAAAATAGTCCCTACATTCATAATTCATGTCTGGACCTCCACACACCATAACTCTATCAGTTTCTTTGTTAAATCCACCATTAGTAAAGTTATCAATGTGTTCCCAAAAACGACCTTTACGCACATAATCGTCTTGTGTGCAAGTGTCGTAGTATGTTAAAGGAAATGTATTGCACATTTCTTGTATAACATCTGTGTAGGTATGCTCTGCATGTGTTCTTGTGGTATGACAGAGTATAACACTTTTGAACTTTTCATAAGTTTCTGGGTCTCTTATAATACTCATAAAAGGTGCTATACCTGTCCCTGTTGATAGCAAATATAAGTTGTCTGCTTGTGTTACGTTATCAATCGTTAAAGTGCCGGTACACTTGGGGTTTACTAAAACTTCGTCTCCAACTTTTAAATGCTGTAAACGACTTGTAAGAGGTCCGTCGGGTACCTTAATACTTAAGAACTCCAACTCATCTTCGTAGTTTGCACTAGCAATACTGTATGCTCTTAGTAAAGGCTTTTCATCTACCCTTAATCCAATCATAGCAAACTCTCCGTTTACAAAACGAAAAGATTGATTTCTGGTTGTTTTAAAACTGAATGTTTTATCAGTCCAGTGATGTACCCATGTTACTGTTTCTGTGTTCAATGTTTAGTCGCCTTAAATGATTCAATCATTGCATTTCTAACTTCTGGATCTTTAAGTTTTTCTAAAAATTCAGCATTTATTTCAAAAGTCATGCCTTTTTCCATCTTTGATATCAAACTTAAATCATCAACGCCTAGCATAACACATACTTCTTCAAATGTCAATAAGTTCAAGCCTTTTTCTTTAGCATCTATCAACAAATCAAAAATTGCGTCTGTTATTAAATCTTCTAAATCTTTATACTTTTCACTCATTTCTCACCACGTGGTGGAGCGGACAGGGGTCGAACCTGCGACCTTCTGGATGCAAACCAGACGCTCTCCCAACTGAGCTACCGCCCCAAACTTCTATCTATTCATTAAAGCCTTCATATTATTACCAATCCTTTCTGCATTGGCACTAACATTCTTTGCTATTTCTTCTGCGTTCTTTCTAATGTTCTCTGCTATTACTTCACCACTCCATGGGTTAGGTGTAACTTTGGATACCTTTTTTGTTTTAGCCTTTACTTTGGCTTTTGTTTTAGTCATTCTAATATTTCCTAATATATGATCCACTTTATTAAGTGGACTGCATATTTACCAGATAAATCTGGCGGAGAGTGAGAGATTCGAACTCTCGGTACAGTTACCCGTACTCTTCCTTAGCAGGGAAGTGCTTTAAGCCACTCAGCCAACTCTCCTGTTAATTTGTATTATACGTTATTTGAAAGGAATGTCAAGTCTTATTGTAAGACCTAATTTAGATTCACAGGTCATTTTGCCTGTTGCATGAATACTCTTTGCATCAAACTTTAAAACATTGCCAGGTTCAAAGGGATATGCTGTTCCACTTAATCCATGCCAATAGTCTTTAGGTTGGTGATCCAAATGTGAATATAATTCATCATCAACTTCTTTGTTTGTTGAATACAGGATGTCATAATCACATGGTCTGCCTAAAAGTTCTTTGTTATGTTGAAACTTTGCTTGTTTATCTTTAAACACCCAAGTGTTTGCAGGATTGTCCCACACTTGGTCAAATATTATTAAGTGTGGTTTAGAATCATCTGCTACTTCTAAAGGCATTACAATATTTGATATTTCTCGTTCATGATAATCTGTATGAGGATATAATGGCTGTGTGTGTTTATAAAAATGTGCTAATGTAATATTTTCTGCATTTACATTTATCAAGTCTGCAATGAATTTTATATCAGCCTTTTTATCAACTTTAATCATATTGTTAGGAAGTTTTACTCTACTAAATGGATTACTGTAAAACATTTTTTTAAGATGTTCTATAGTGTGTTGGTCTATAACATTCTTTAATAGTTGCGGTTGTAAAATCATTATGTTTCTTTTATTGTTGGTATCAAGTGGTCTAATTTGTGTATATCGAAACGTATATTTTCCCATTTTGTATAATGTGTTTCTCTTAAAGCCGCATACTCTGGAAATGTTTTAAAAAAATTATCTTTACGCATTCTGTCTAGTTTTTCTGTGTATGTTAAAAACTTAGGCAACAATGCTGAATAATCTTCTTTTAAAAGTTTTTTTGCACCTGCTATTTGTTCTGCGAGTCTGTGAAGGTCATTTTGTACACAATAAGTATGGAACTCATTCCATTTTCTCAAAACTTCTAGTTTTACACTTGGAGGCAAAACACTACATCTATAATGCTCTGGTGCATGGCAATAGTTTATAGTAAATTCTTCTGGGCCAATTTTAAGTTCATTTACACATTCAAAATAGAAGTCTGGCATGTGCCATGCATTAAAAACTGTTAAACTAAATTGTATTCCCAATTTCAAATGTGGAACATGCTTTTGCATATATTTTATATTGTTTTTTAAAACTTGGTAGTCTAAACCTTTTCTAATGTACTCACCTCTTTCATAACTGCCATCTACACTTAACATAAAACTTACTTGTGGGAAATGTTTTACAATGTCTGCTATATGTTGGTCTTTGTATGTAAGTCTAGAACCATTTGTGTTATATAAAAGACTAATTTTTTTCTCATGTCCTTCTTCTAATATTTTATTCATTGTAACCCAATGCTCATCTGTAAGCATAGGTTCTCCACCTGCCCAGTAAATATGTTCTATATGTGGTAACATTTTGTCTATTAGTGTATCAAAATTATCAGTAAGTTTTTTAATTTGTATAACTTTTGTATCAGGTTGGCTTTCACTGGTTTCACTTAGTTCAACTGCATCTTCAAACCATTCACTGCTCAGTTCATGATGACACATTCTACATTTAAAGTTACATAAATTGCTAACTCTAAAGTCCATATACTTAATGTGAAACTCGTTTAAATGTCCATCCTCTTTTGTATTTTTAACTAATTCTTTACATTCGTTTATAGAATCTTTATTTTCTGGTAACTGTGGATTATACCAACGACTATTGCTGTTCAGTCTTAGACTTTCACTATTAAACCTTTCTTGTTCTGTACAAGTTTTACACTCTGGATTTAGAACATCATTTAACATATTGCGTCTAATTCGCTTGTAATTTTCGTTATTCCATATTTCTTCTGGTGTGCTATCATTCAAATTTCCCATGACACCGCCCACACAACATAGTTGACAACTGCCGTTAGGTGTTGGGTGCATGTGTATCCAAGGCAGGATACAAAATGACTTATTAGCATATTTGGACATGCATATATTTATCAGTACCCTGAACCGTTATTCCACAAAGTGATAAATACTACATTATGCCAAGAATACAACTGTGGAACAAATTTAAAACCAATGACTATGACTTCATAGACAGAGCAACTGCCGAATTTATTAATGCAGGTGGTACTGGTGTGTTTGTACACAAATATATTGGAACATATCAAGATGATACTAGTGCTAGTATAGGTTCAGACGAACTTTATATACAAGATGTACTGTTTTTAGAAAACAGAGATAGGAAGTATGATACTGATATTTACGAATTAAGAGGTGCATATACACCTGCAGATCCAGATTTTGATTTAACACAATTTGGTTTATTTGTAAACAATGATAATATTTTTATGACTTTCCACATGAATACATGTGCAAGTTTACTTGGCAGACGTTTAATGGCAGGTGATGTTATAGAATTACCACATTTAAGAGACGATTTGTTATTAGGTGGCGGTGATGCTGTTAATAGATTCTTTGTTGTAAGTGACTCAGGCAGACCAGCAGAAGGATATGATCCTAGATGGTGGCCTCACTTGTGGAGAGTTAAACTAACAAACATTACAGATAGTCCAGAATACAGAGATATATTAGGCACAGGCGATACTGCAACTGACCTTAGAAACACATTGAGTACTTACAGTACTGAACTTGCTGTTTCCGATAAGGTAATGGAATTAGCAAATGCTGATGTGAAATATGATACAGGTTACTTTGAAGGTGGTCATTTATACATAGATGAAAACAGTCAAGACAAACCAGGTGTACATTTTTCAGGAGACGGTACTCCTCCAAATGGTATAAGTATTGTTGGCAGTGGTACAAGTTTCCCTGCAAGTTGTGAAAACGGAGATTATTTCTTGAGAACAGATTTTGAACCCAATAGATTATTTAAGAAAAATGGATCTAGATGGAGTAAAGTAAGTGACGATACCACTAGAAAATGGTCAGCCGCAAATAAACTGCTTACAACATTTGTCAATAATAGTAACATAACTACAAATAGTGATGGTACTACACAGGCAGAAAAAACTAATTTAAGTAAAGCGGTTAAACCAAAGGCAGATTAATATGAGTACAAATTTAGATTATTGGTATGACGCACAGATAAGACGGTACCTTACACAATTTATGCGTATTTTCAGTGGCTTTAAAGTCAGCGAAGGTGTGCGTGATGGTGCTCAACACTATAATAGAGTACCAGTAAGATATGCTGACATGCAACGAATGGTAGCTCATATACTTAAGAAAGGTAGTGAGAACATGGTAAACAGCACACCTTTTATTGCTTGTAGTATTAACAGTTTACTAATTGCTAGAGATAGAGTACATGAACCTATGCTAGTAGATAAAGTGCAAATAGCAGAAAGACAATTTGATTCTACTGCTAATGCATACGCATCAAGTGGTAATGCAACTAGTAGACCAGGTAACTTATACAGCACAGATAGATACATGCCTGTTCCTTATAACTTAACTATGCAAGTAGATATATGGAGCGGAAATACAGACCAAAAGTTACAACTGTTAGAACAAATTTTAATTCTGTTCAATCCAAGTATTCAATTACAACAAAACACTAATCCGCTAGATTGGACTAGTGTATTTGAAGTAGAACTTACAGATATGCAATGGAGTAATAGAAGTATTCCAGCAGGTGTTGATGAAACTATAGACGTTTCAACATTAACATTTACTTTGCCTATTTGGTTAAGTCCTCCTGCAAAAGTTAAAAGACAAAAAATTATCAATACTATTGTAAACAACATTTATGATACAAGTAGCATTAGTAACTTAGGTTACGATGAAGATATTTACGACTTCTTTAGAACATTAGAAGATGACTTTGAAATGCACACTATTGTACCTAATAATTATGAAGTTAAAATAGAAGGCAATGATGCTGTACTTTATAAAGACGGATCTACGTTAGCAAATTGGAATGATTTACTAGAAATACTTTCACCCCAAGGTAGTCAAGGCAGTTTAGCAAATTCAAGTATTCAAATAGATGATATTCCTTTAACAACAGGAAGTACCTTACAACTTAATATTTCAAATGATGTTGATGCAACAACTAATTTAATATCAGGGTTTGTAACTAGAAATAGTTTAGAATCTTCTAAATTAGTATTTACTTTAGACTCAGACACATTACCTAGCACTACATTAACAGATGTAACTAGAATTGTTGATGCTAGTGTAAATTATCCAGGCGATGGAGTTTTAGATGCGGCGGCAATAGGACAAAGATATTTGCTTACAGGTGAAATACAAGGTAACCAGTGGGGCATAAATGCAGACGTCAATGATATTATTGAATATAGTGGAAGTACATGGAGCATAGTATTTGATGCCAGCACAGTCACAACAATTCAGTATGCTAAAAACTTATACACAAACAAACAGTACAAATGGGAAAACAATTTATGGACAAGCACTTACGAAGGTCAGTACAATCCAGGGTTTTGGAGACTCAACATATAAGTATTTTAGATACAATAAATCCTTTAACTAATCTAAGAAAGCATAAAGGTGTTACTGGTGCAGGTGTATTATTTTTAGCACTTGATACAGGGCGATGCTTATTCCAATTAAGAAACAGTGATAAACGTCATAAAAATACATGGGGATTTTGGGGCGGAATGATTGAAGGTAACGAGACACCTTATGAATGTATTCAACGTGAACTAGATGAGGAAATAGGTTTTGTTCCAGAACTTAAAAAATTAAATCCAATAGACACATATCAAAGCAAAGATAAAAACTTTATGTATTACAGTTTTGTTTATGTAATAGATAAAGAATTTATTCCAACACTTAACTCTGAAACTTGTGGTTATGCTTGGGTAAACATAGGCAAATGGCCCAAACCTTTACATGACGGGGCAAGAAGCACACTAGGAAGAAATAAAGGCGCAGGTAAACTGCACACTATTTTACATATCAATTCTAAATAAATAGTAGCATGTCAAAAGATATTATAAATTTTGATGCTATTCGTTTGACAACTGAACTGAACAAATATCAGCGACATAAGGAAATACCTAATAGTTTTTTAGACGGCACATTCACAATACTAGATGTAAAAGAAATTTTACCCACACTAAGCAGAAAACACCAAATAATTGCTAATAAACTTATTAAACAATATGATGTAGATGTTAAACAAAGTAAAGACGGTTTACTTAAAGTTTTCTTGAACGAATACAGGTCATTTTTAAACAACCAACATACCAGAAATGAACGTTGGGTGTTTCCCAATGTCATGAAGAAATATCGTTACAATATAAATCCTGTAAGAGCATTAACATATGATGTTAGGGAAATGGCATATTCATTTAATCCAGACAATGACCATCACATTTGGTTACAAGAACTAATCACAGATCCAAACTTTTTTCACAGAATTATACAAGATATTATTAAAGATAGGAAAAAAGTTGACAAAATTATTAACTACTATGTTCCATTGTTCAATACTGCAAACATAAACTTTGAAGAACCTCTAGAAATGAAACATTTACGAACTTTAAGAACAGACTTATTGGAGTATGCAAATTTATTTACAGAGTTTAGAAGATTCTACCCAGATTAAAAGTTATAAACAAATAACTTGAACATAATTTTTTTGCATATAAATATCTTGCATGACACAACCAAAACATGTACAAGAATATTACAACAATATAACATATCCTGAATATACCGAAGAAGATAAAAAACGTGGTATGAATAACAAAGACTTAGATTACATGACTGACGGAAACAACGGCATGTACTATGCAGTTTTTCTTCCATCGTTAGTGGCAATTGGTATGGGTATTCTACCTTTTATTGTGATGTTTATATTTTTTGAAAAGCCAGAGTTTTTAAAACCGTAGTTACTTGTACAGTAATCTTTTAGCAGATTCACCATTTATAAGTGGTGCATATATTTTAACTGGTTCTTCTTTGCCTTTTACAGTTACACTACCCAATTTTTCATAAACAATGCCTGAAGGTTCCTTAAACTGATTTAATGTGAACTCACTAAACAGTATAGGAGTATCTTGTTTTCTAGTTTCTGCTTCTAATCTTGCACCCAAGTTTACAGCATCTCCAATCACACTATAATCTAATCTGTTTTCACTACCCATGTTTCCTACAATGCATGTTCCTGTGTTTATACCTGTGCCAAATTTAACTCTTGGAAGTCCTAATTTTTCCATTTCTTTTTCTAATTCATCACCTAATAACTCAATTTCTATTGCACTCTTTAGAGCCATGTCAGCATGATTATCACAAGGTATAGGTGCATTCCAAAAAGCCATAATACAGTCGCCCATGTACTTGTCTATAGTTCCCCCGTTGGCAAGTATAATTTTAGTCATCTTATCTAAGAAACTATTGATTAAATCTACTAACCCTTCAGGGTCATCTTGTTTCATAAACTTTTCTGATATAGGTGTAAAGCCTACAATGTCTGCAAATAGGAAACTCATCTCCCTTCTTTCACCACCCAACTTCATAAGACTTGGGTCTTTTACTAACATATTAACGTAATCTGGCGATATATACTTGCTGAATTGACCTTTTATTTGCTGTCTTAGTCTGTATTGCTTGTAAAAATTGTTAAATGCACTATGAGTAAACACTAAAAATCCACTCAAAACTGGAAAAGTTGCATCAATTAAGACCAGTTTATTGGTATAAAACCACACACTAGCATAGGCTTCTGTACCCAAAATCAGCATGGAAATTGGTGCTGTCCACACTAACGGTAACTTATAAACAGCAAAACCTATTAAAACCATGCTCATAAAAGCAACTAGAAGCTCTATAAAGGGCGATAACTCATTTCGTGTTATGTTACTACCATCTACAAAATTTTGTAGCATATGGCCCTGTATTTGCTGTGGATACATGAGTCCTTTTGGAGTAGGTACAGCATTCTGTATGCCTTCTGCACTAACTCCTACTATAACAAATTTGCCTTTTAGGTCTGGTAGGCTCTGTATGTCCACATATTCTACTTCTTCAAACGTATTATTAAAACGTATAAAAGCAGTTCCGTTTGATTGTGATACTATAGGTTCAAAAGGAGGTACAGCAAACTCTTGTATTCCTATTTCAGATGTTTTTAAGATATAACTGGGTTTTTGTGTATAAGTTCTCAACATCTCAATAGCAAAACTAGGATATATTTTACCCTCAACTCCTATTGCTAATGGATATGTTCTAGTAACTAAATCAGGTTGTGGTGCTGATGCAAGTACGCCTATGCCTTCTGCATGTTCCTCAAGTGCTGGAATGTTTGTTACTAGGTTGGGCCAACTTAACAAAAAGTCCTGTGCTGGTAAAGGGCCTATTGTTCCTGTACCAATGTGCGGACCTGTACTCTTTACTCCTTTTGTACTTGGGGTCTGGGATAAAATCAGTCCGTTCCCCTTTATCCAACTCGCTAGTACTTCGTCCCCGCCGAACCGATCCGCCTCCGGAAACATCACGGTCAATCCAATCATACCACCATTCTTCTGTCTGATATCGTGGATTAGTTGTGCAAAATTCTGTCTGGGCCATGGCCATTGTCCCCATTGTTGTAAACTTTTTTCACCTATATTTATAATAACAACTTCGTCACTATTCTTAGGTTCATCTAGATTTTGTAATGCATCAAATGTTTGTAATCTTAAACTTTGTAGTGGTGCTGGGTCAAAAACTTTTAATGTTGTTAGTAAACAAATTGTAAAAACGACTGCCCAGCCGCTGTAAAACCATTTCATGCATGTATTTATTATATTAATCTTGAGTTATTGTAATAGAACAGCCACCAGCAGTTTGACAAGTCTGGTTGAGGTTGTAAGATTGTGCTGTACCACTCATTTGTATTAAGTTTAATGTTGTTGGTTGTGATCCGTATAATGTGATATTGGCAGTATGAGCACCATTACCTTTTTGTACACCACTGATTTGACTACCGTTTTGATAACTTTTATAATTTACAGTTTTGTTTCCGTCGTTGATTTGCTTCCACCAAATATCCTGATTGTTACCATATATCCAAATGTTTGCAGTATGGTATCCTGGATTACTTGTATTACCATTTGTTTGATAACCAGCAATAACATTATTGTCTCCGTGATAGTCTAAAATTGCTTTATGTCCACCGTGTTCTGAACTATCGCCTGTATCAAAGTCTGTATCATTTATGTTAGTAAGACCAACACCTTGACCCCATCTCATTAGATTGTTGTCTCCCCAAACGTGAAAACCTGCTTCTGTATATTGACAACTGCCATCTTCTGTACACTTCTGTTTAATGTAAATATCATTATCAACACCATCTACATCTCCACAGAATGTTGCATTATTACAATTTACTTTACCCCATGTGCTAGTAAATCCAGCAAAATTATTTTGTCCTTCTTGAGCAATTTTAACTAGATTACCATCACCTGATACAGAAAATTCAACCTCGTTGTCTTCTCCTAGTTGTCCAATCCACATAGTTAAATTATCAACATTACCGTATTGTAATCCTAAGTCTAAATCTATGTGTTGGTCTTTTCCTTCTTGGGAAATTGTTAAATCTAAGTTGTCGCCAACTTGGTCAATATGAACATGATTGTGCCCTTCTCCAGCAAACAAATCAAAACTTGCTGTTGCACAAAAAATTCCTAACAATGTTGCATATATAAATTTCATTAATCCACCTGTATAATTGTGATGAATGTTCCTTCACAATCATTTAAACATATTGTAGCATCTTTTAAATTACTGTCTTCTACAAATATTTGGGCACTATTACCTGAGTTTATTCTAACACTAACTGTATTTGTTACTTGTCTAAAAAAGAATAATTTTCCATCTTCTAAGACTGTGTTAAATTGTGTTTCAGGGTCAAACCCAATAGCAGTACCTGTAATTTTGTCTGCGGCAATACTGCCTTCAGATTCGCTACCACCTTCTTTTTTCTCTTCTCCTACACTCACTTCTTCTATTGATTCAAGCAAGTCTTGTAAAAAATCAACATCTAGAAAATTTATATCTAGTGTTGTAAATTCTAAATCTTCTGTTGTGTCTGCTAACACATCTGCTTCAATGGCATTAGCATCTAATCCATCAAAGTCTAAAAGTCCAGCATCACCTTTTGCTTCTTCTTGTTGCTCCTCAACTGCTTCTTTTATTTCACTTGGTTCACTTACAATAAACATGTTATCAATCATGTTTAAGTCTAAATCAGCAAGTAAAACAGGATTTGTTGGAGCCTGTTCTAATGTACTAACCATAACAGCCTGAAAGGCTTCTGTTAATACTTGCACACCACCGTCATTTGTTATTGTTATACTACCTGACGGTCTGCACCCTTCTTCTAATTTTACTGTATCTGTACAACCTGAGTCTGGTAATAATATTACTAGACTTCTTCCTAACTCGTCAACTGTTGTTGTAAAGTCAGTACCCCTAATACCTATTGTGGCTGTAGGAGTTTGTACAACTATATTTTCTTTAGGTACTAATCCCAATCCGCCTGTGGCAAAACGTGCTGTTCCTTGCACAAAATCTAATGCCATCCTACTCTTACTTGGATCAGGATCGTACACATACTCATTAATAACCATATATGTGTGTTCAGTTAAACTAACTTGTGTATCATCTATGAATTTTAATTTTAAACGACCATTTATCGTTTCAACTTCATCATTGCTTTGTATGTCTGTGTCTAGTTCTGCAATCAATCTTTCACCAGACGTTCTACTAATACTGCCAGGCGAGCCCACTTGCTCTAATATCCCGCCGATGCTCTCATTGGCACCGGCGGAAATACTGTATGTTGCACTAAACAACAAAAATGCATATAAACAAACTTTAGTCAGTTTGTCTAATTGAAACTGAAGCATTTTCACTGTCTAAATCAACGTCTATTTTACCAGGACATGCAGGACTACAAGTAGCCGCATTACTTTGTAAGAATTGAAAATCACCGTCTGACCCTACTAAAACAAATTTTAAGTAGTGGTTAGCATTACCTGTTTGGTTAGATGTGATAGCATTATCATCACCCGTGATATTCATTTCCCAAGTTGCGGAACCGGAGTCTACTTTAACACCACTTTGTGAAAAAGCAGATGTGTTATTCCAATCAGAACCAGGAGTACCACTCCATGCTTTTGAGTTTGAAACAGCATTCCTAAAGTCGTTCCTGTCACCTAGTATCGTCAAATCCATATTAAGGTTGTCTGCGGCAAAGTTTGCACCAATATCTATATCAAAAATGTTTGTATCACCTTGAATGTTCCAAAGCATATCAACATTATCTGCACTACCAGATGCACCTATGTTTAAATCTAATGAATTAGAATCTCCTAAAAAGTAGAAATCCCATACAGTTGATCCAGAACCGTCTCCAGTCCATGCACCAAATATTTCATTACCATCACCGTCTTGAATGATATCAATAATCAAATTAGATCCTGTGATAACTAAATCGCTACCGTCACCAGCATCACCTGATATCTTGTTAGCACTACCAGCCTGTAATATGGTCAAAGTTAGATTATCCCCTTGTTGGTCTAATAAAACTTCGTTGTCGTCAGCACCTATGGCAGGAGCAAATAATCCTACTGTTAGGCCCATGACTGCGAAGACATTGATTGCAAAATTTTTAAATAAATTTTTAGTCTTCATCATTTTCTCCATTTTTCTTCAGGAGCATTTTCTCCCAAAGTTTTTTATCGGCTTTAAGATCCTCTTCTTCTATATCAACTTGCATCCATGTTGCGTTTTCGTCCTCTGATAATTCTTGAACGTCCCACCCTTCAGGATACACAATTTTCCAATAGCCTCTCTCATCGCCTTGTTGTATCAATGCCAATACCGCGGCTTCAATAGCCGAACGTACTGCCCATGTAACACTTTCGTTCTCTGTCATACCACTTTCTAATTCAAGAAGTTTTGTGTCCATGTCTAAAAATCTAAACACATCTCCTCCTATCCCTGTACTCAAAATGGTTTTGTATGTCTGTACGTTGAGTAACACTTCGCCCGTGAGTGTGCTTACGGCTCTCAGTGATACAACAACACTATCTCTTCGATATTGATTAGTTGTTCCAATACCTAGATATCTTGCCCCATTACCTCCAGTTTCAATATTAGTGTCATATCCAATGATACCACCTTCTAATATCATACCTGCAAATAATAGCGGTTGGACTCCTTCTGCTGGTTTTTCGTCTGTGGCAAATTGTTCACGAGTACTTCGAACAATTTGTCTTTCTCGCACAAGGTTGTCTAGTCCTAAACCTCTTTCTACAACTCTAAACCACGTGCCTTTAGGATCATCCTTAGCACCTGCGGCTTTTAAAGAGTCAATTAATAAATCTTTTGCACCTTGCGTAACTGCGGTGCTGAAACTTGCAACTCCATCTGAACTCATCCTTTGTCCAGTTAAGTCGTCAAATTTGTAAACTGCAACCACTGGCTTTACTTCTGCTGGTGGCAAGTTTCTTAGTTTCTTATATGTGGGTAATTCAACGAATTTTGGTTCTTCAATACATTCTAATAATGACGTATTGCAGACTTTGTCGCCAGGTATGGAAATGCTGGCGCATCCGCTAATTAGCAAAGCAAATATTACTGCTATAATTCCATTTTTCAATTTTTATCCGCCTAATGTTCCAATTCCGATAGGTATTTCTATTTCAGTAATTGTTCCATCTGCGTCAACAATAGTTAGTCTAATGTATTCTATTCCATCTACTGTAACTACCGTGTATGAGACGTTACTGTCCTCAATAGTAAATGCACCTTCGGTAGAATTGGTACAAGTTGGTACTTCTGCTGGATTACAAAACATACTATCAACCAATCCCTTAGAAATTTGTGAATAAATCCTACTCTCCAAATTTCTAATAAATTTGTTAATTGTGCTGTTATTTTCCAATCTATCTGCCGCTCTAAGAGCCGCTTCTATATCATCTGCTATTTTATCTTTTCTGCTCTTTTCCTGATTTTCAATCGTAAGGTAATGAGCACCGGTTCCTATTCCACTAAAACTTGGATTTTTAAACTTATGTTTTAGTTGGTCAGCAAACACGGTTTGTGATGCAAAAAATGCCAACATGACTACAATTCCTAAATGTGTTCCTGTTATCTTCATCATTTTTTCTTCTTTTGTTGAGACATTTCCCTTTCAGCGAGTGCCTCTTTTTCCTCTGCGTCTTGCAAAATTTCTTGCCGTGTTCTATACTCTAACACAACATCTACTTTTTGTTGCAAACGAATTAAGTCTTGGTCCAACATTCTTGTTTGGTCTATAACTCTTATAAGAGCCATATGCATCTTTCCTAATGCTGGTTTTATTTCCGTATTAATATATTTCCATACATAGTATATAAAATATCCTAAGCCTACACAGGCTACGACCGGAAAACCATATTGTGAAATTAATGCCGCTATGTCCATTAATCTCTCCTTACATCGAGTTTACCGTCCTCAATAAAGTTTTCTGCCCGGGCTACCCGTTCGATATCAGGTCTTAACTCCAATGCACTACTGACTAACATATCGATTTTAATCATCTCGTTACTCATAGTTCTTGCTCTATTTTCTAAGGATTCGCAAAACTTAGTCAATGTTTCGACCTGACCGACGACGCCAGCCATTAATTGCTTAATTATAATAAAAATAAAATATCCCATTACGATTGCTCCGGCAATAGGGAATCCTACTTCTGCTATTAATTGAAATACTTCTTTCATCTGCACACTCTGTTTGTTTATAATTCTATTTTTGTAGTGTGATGTATGTGTTACTCTACAAGTAAGACTCTAGGTCTTACGTTCTTATTTATCAATTTTTCTGGTAAAAATTTACATCTATATAAGAAACTGGCATAAATAAACTTGTAACATGATTGTAACATTACGTTGCAGAACATTTTTGTAATACCCATTAGGGCTGATACAATAACAATGTGTGTAGCAATTATTTACATCACAATCGGAGAAGAAAAATGGCGAAATCCTTAGGAATAGTAGCCAATGCAACTCAACGTTTTGCTTTGGACTACTTTAGAAAATTTGACTCGATGATGAAATCTGGCTCTATAGAAAGAGTTTTAGAAGACGCATTATTTTAGTCAGTCAAAAAAAAGCACCCATAAAGGGTGCTTTTTTTAATTTTGTTTTTATTACATCATATTAACTAAAACTTCAATAACACCTTCTCCACTATCAATAGAACCTATTGCTTTACCAATTATTCTACCTGGGCCTGCATTATTATCTGCTTTAGCATGACCTTCAACACCTGAAGCAACCATTAAGTCACCTTTAGCAACTGGACCAACTACTTTACAAGGAACCCTTCCTGTTAAAGCAACGTATTGTCCTTCTGCATCTGCGTTCATCATGTATGCTGGATCTGTACTAATAACACCTGCAACTCTGTGGTCAAGTTCTTCGCCACATGCAGTAACTTCAGACTCTCCTCCAAAGCATACTACAGTACCTGCTTCATATTCTGCATCACTTTCGTATTTCTCAGCCAAATCCGCGTATCTTGCCGCTGTTGCTGTACCTACAAAGAACGATGCGGCAACATTTGCTGTTGTAGTAACATTACCTGCCAAACTAGTCATTGCGCCAGTGTAACCTGTAATTCTTGCGTCTGCTCTTGCGTTGGTGTAATATAAGTTTGTTGAACCTTCTGATAAATTATCAGTGTCAAATGCACCCATGTTTACAGCAACGTCATCAGCATTTACAGTAATACCTGTACCTGCTCCAATGTTTAATGTAACTGCACCTGAAGTACCGCCACCTGTTAAACCTGATCCTGCTGTAACACCTTCAATGTCACCTGCGTCATTAGTAAAACTAATTACACCTGTTGAACTGTTATATGAAATATCACCACTTGCACTAAGAGCCGCTCTTGCTCTTGCAGTTGTGAAGTATTGATTGTCGCCTTCTGTGATATCAGTTGTTGTTAATGCTTCAGCAATAGTAATTGTTCCTGCGGAATCATCATATGTTACACTGATGTTACCTGAACCAGACATAATAGCACCAACTCTGTCATCTACTCTCTCATTGGTATAGTAAAGGTTTGAACCTTCTGCTAAATCGCCTGTATCTTGATTAGAAATATCTAAGTTTGTACCAACTTGTAATGCAATTCTGGCATCTGCTCTTGCTGATGTATGGTAAAGATTACTTGAACCTTCTGACAATGAGTCAGTGTCTGCCGCCGCAATCTTAACATCAAATCTAGCATCTGCTCTTGCTGATGTATGGTAAAGATTACTTGAACCTTCACTAAGTGCATCTGTATCAGCCGCCGCTATCCTGGCATCTGCTCTTGCGTTTGTGAAGTATAAGTTTGTTGAACCTTCTGCTAAAGCATCTGTGCCAGTTGCTATAGAATAATATGTTGTTCCATCATTTGTGAATTGCCATACGTCTGAAGTTTCGTTCCATTGTAAAAATACATCTGCACTACTTCCTCTGTTTACTTGTAAACCTGCGTTCTCACTTGGAGAACCACTGGCATCTCTGTTCAATTCAACAATGTTATCTGCCAAACTTGCTGTTGTTGTATTAACAATAGTGTTCGTACCATTAACTGTTAAGTCACCGCTAATAACAACGTCACTACTAAATGTTTTTGCACCGCCAACAGTTTGGTCTCCAGTTGTTCTAACAACTGTACTGTCTGCGGTAAGTGTTGCTCCAGATATATCTATACCTGAGCCACCTGTTAAATATGTTGCACCATCAACGTATGCCTTTCTTGCGGCATCGTTAGCCTGTGCTGGTGCTGGTAAATTATTAATTGAATTACTGTTTATATTAATGTTTGACCCCATTGTCAAACCACCAGTACCTGTAAGTACTTGTCCACTATCAATTGTGATTGCACTTTGTAAATTAATTACACCAGTACCACTTGCGTTTAATTCAACGTCACCTGATCCTGAAGTTATAATGCCAACGTTTTGGTTAGCATCTGCACTAAGTTGAATTGTACCTGAATTATCTTCAATAACTTTTTGTCCATTAACATAAAGTGATCCTGGACCAACGTACAAGTCTCGCCATTGTTTACTTGATGAACCTAAGTCATATGTAACATCTGCTGAAGGTAAAATATGTTGTGCTACTGCTGAACCATCAAATGCTAGTGATACAGCACCTGACGTGCCTCCACCAGATAAACTTGATCCTGCCGTAACGGCTGTAATATCACCTGCTTGTATGTCTGAAAATTTTGCTAGTCTATGCCCACCTGCTGTTGAACCATCGTGGACCCTAATGGTATCTAAATCTGTATCTACGGTAATCTCACCTACTAGTCCTGTGAATGAACTGTGTTGGGAGGTTGTACCTCGTCTCCATTGGATTGCTGTTGCCATCGTTATCTCTTCCTATATAGTTTGTTCTACATTATTTGTAGTCTACACTCACGTCTGAGTCTAGTCAAAAGGATTACCTTTTATATAAGAGTATTTATCTAGATTTACTTAATTAGTGCTTCTACAACACCGGTTCCGCTTGTTAGGTTTTCGCTTATCGCTACACCTATCACACTTGCACCAGCATGGTATCCGTTGAATGGAGCCGCTTGAGCATGTCCTGGAGTATTACTTGCAATCAGTACATCACCTTTTCTAACAGCACCTGCAACTTTAACTGGAACACGACCTTTGAGTGCAACTGCTACAACATTGTCGCCTTCTAATTCTGCGTTCATTAAGTGTGCTGGGTTGGTTGAAACAACACCTGCTACTGCTGGACTGTTCTGTTTTGTTACTTCTGTAACTTCTGCACTTCCGCCTATAACCATAACTGTTCCAGGCTCATAAGGTTTGTCTGCCAAATAGTTCTCTGCCAAGTCAGCATATCGAGCCGCTGTTGCTGTACCAGTTATAATGTTTGCCGCAAAGTTGCCTGAGGCATCTCTAACTACGGCTTTACTTGCAGTATTTGTACTTGTGAATATTGCTGTATCAGTTAAGTCTACTGCTAAACTAACTGCACCAGATGTACCGCCACCTGATAAACCATTACCTGCTGTAACACTTTCAATATCACCTGCATCGTTAGTAAAACTAATTACACCAGTTGAATTATCATAACTGATGTCTCCACTAGCACTAAACAATGCTCTTATTTCTGAAGTGTCTGCTGTAATGGCACCTGTTGAATTATCGTAGTTTACACCACTGCTACCACTTAAATGTGCTCTTACTTCTGAGGCACTTGGACCTGTGTATGTAAATACACCTGTTGTATTATCATATGCTAAACTTCCGTCACCGCCTGAATCAGTTACACTTAAAAGTGCTTCTACTTGAGTTACTGTTAAAATGTCGTTGTATGTTGAACCATCGTTTGTGAACTGCCACTTATCTGTGCCTTCATCAAACTGTAATTTTACATTAGTTGATGTTCCTCTTTCAACTTCAATACCAGCATCCTGTGAAGGAGTGCCTGATTCATTATTGTTAAGAACAATAATGTTATCATCTACAGTTAAAGTTTCAGTATTAACAACTGTTTGTGTTCCGTTTACAGTTAAGTTTCCGTTAAATACTGCATCGTCACTAAATGTTTTAGCACCTGCAATAGTTTGTGCGGTGTTTGTTCTAACCACTGTAGCATCTACATCAATAGTACCACTGCCATAAGCAATACCATTACCGCCATCTAAGTAATCATCGATTCTAGTGGTTGTAAAGTATAAGTTATCGCCTTCTGTGATATCTGTTGTTGTTAAACTTTCACTAACTACAATAGTATCTGCGGTGTCATCGTATGTAACAGTAATGTTACCTGAACCAGACATAATAGCACCAATTTTATCTGCCGCTCTTTCATCTGTATAATATAAATTTGTGCCTTCTGCTAAATCACTTGTTGTTTTACTTGCTAATGATAAGTTACCTGCTGTAACACTAAGAACTTCTGCATCAACGTATGCTTTAATACTTTGCTGTGAAGCGGCATGAGTCGAACTATCTGACGCCATGTTGTCTTCATCTTTTAAGTCTATTGCAATATCATTTGCATTTACTGTCATACCTGTGCCAGCAACTACATTTAATGTCACATCGCCTGATGAGCCACCGCCTGTTAAACCAGCACCTGCAACAACACCAGTTACATCACCTGTTAGGTCATTGTCAATAACAAATGTACCGTTGGTATCATCGTATGTTACTGTTATATTTGCACCACCGGAGACCAATACATTAATTTGGTCATCTACTGCTTCTGCAAAGTCACTAACTTGTGATGCTGTAATGTTTATGGAAGTGTTTGCCGCACCAGTTACTTGTCCTTGTGCGTTTATAGTTAATGCAGGAACTTTGTTTGCATCGCCATATACACCTGCTGTTACACCTGTGTTAGTGATTGCTATATCATTTGCGTTAGCAGTAATACCTGTACCACCAACTACATTTAGTGTGACATCACCACTTGTTGCGTCACCTGTTAAACCTGTTCCAGCGGTTACACTTGTAATGTCTCCGCTTAAATCTGCATCTAGTGTGAGTGTGCCGCCAGTATCATCATAAGTCGCAGTTATGTTTGCGCCTCCTACTATTAATGCACCTACTCTATCATCTACACGTTCGTCTGTATAAAATAAATTTGTTCCTTCTGTAATGTGATCCGATGTACTCGGAACACTAATTACACCTGTACCGCTGTTGTATCCTTGGCTTCCTGCACTTACACTAAACAGACCTCTTATGTCTGCATTACTTGTTTCTATTACTGCAACATTGGCAGTTGTGTTAGCAATTCTGCTAACTGTGATTCCGTAATCACCTTTTATTCCTGCTGGGAAGAAAGTAGTACCTGCTTGAGTCATTATAGTGGTGTCTGAACCATTATTTGCACTACCTAAATCAATTGTGTTTACTCCTGCCTGCACAAGTGTTTTTGGAACACCTGCTTCAACACCATAGAACTGAGAACCATCATAATAAATTGTTCCGTCTGCGTGATATGTATCACTTTGTTTATCACCAATAATGATAGCACCATCAACTGTTAATCTTTCTATTAGACCATCACCTGCACTACTTGAAGCACTTGTTACTGAGTAAACATCTGCACCTGAATTTGCAGATACCGTTTGATTAGTAATATATGTGCTAATATCACCACCCACAAACATTACACTATCTTCAAAAGTGTGTCTGCTGGCTCTTGGTGAACCTATTTTAACTGTACTTGCACTTGCTTGTGAACTAATATTTCCGCCATAACTGTCTGCATTTCTATCAGTAACATCACTTGAATGAGCAAATGTAAATATGTTTCCTGATGCAACACCTAAACCTGAAGAAGTTCCACCAAAGAAACTTGGTGTGCCTATTTCTTCTTTAAAGAACAATGATGTTATGTTTGAAGCATAAGATTGACTTGTAATATTTGAATCTCTTTGAATAGTAATGTTACTTAGGAATACAACATCACCTGATCCTAATCTTGAACCTTGTTTAATTGTATGTGGATCAACACTAGCATTACTGCTATGGTTGGCTCTTCTACCTGACATAAATCTTGTAGCACCACTAAATGTTATGTTACCATCTCTCTTCTGGAAGTCTCCTGTTGGGTTAGGATCAAAGAAGTCTTGCGTATTAGCATTACTATCTGCGTTACCAGTTCCTTGGGTAAAAGTATTTGTATTAGGTGCTGTAAATGTTGTGTCACCAGTTTTTGTTATAATAAAAGTACCATGTGCTTCAGTGTTACTAGTATTTTGAATTGTAACTGAGTCACCAGTAACTAATCTGTGATTACCTGATGTAACAACTGACATCACTGAACCATTACCTTCAACTGTGGCAATTTTACCACTTACATTTTGTTGTCCTGTATGCAATACTGCATACGGAGAATTAAATTTCTGCGTTTGTAGGAAAATGTCTGCTAAAGGCGTACCTGTGGAACTTTGGAATGTTATAACATTTGAATCTATTTGAGTATTACTCATTATAGCATTTGAACTATCTACAACTGTACCATTTGCTAATTTATGTCTAGGTAATATACTACCATCAGTTTCAATTATAAAAGTTTTATCAACTTTGTTAGTATCTGTATAATCTTTTAATTCTGTATTAGCAGTTACAATATTGGCTTCTGCCGCGGCAATTGATGCCACTAAAGTATTTGCAACTGTTGTATTATTGTTTAATGAATCTGTTATTTCTCTTAGAGTATCTAACTGCGATGGAGCACCACCAATTAAATCTGTTAATTCTGTTTGCACATAAGCAGTTGTGGCAATATTTGTGCTATTGTCGTTTGCTGATTGAGTACTTGCTGTTGCTGTTGCACCTGTTAAATCTACAGTACCAGTAAATGTATAATCTGCTGTTAATGTATCATTTCTATCTGTTGTAACAACATCGCCTGTTACATCTATAGTACCACTTGATTCTGTTAAGTATGTACCTGGTGTAACATAGTTACTAATAGCACCGTCAAAGTCTGTGACTTGGTCTGCTGTAATGGCTATTGCAACTGTATTAGCATCTGTTAGTTGTCCTTGTTGATTAACAACAAAAGAACTTACTTGACTTGCGTTGCCGCCATAACTTGCGGCTGTAACACTAGTGTCAGTAATATTGAATACACCAGTTGCTTCAGTATATGTTAGTCCTGTTGTAGCACTTACATTTCCTCTAACTCGTGCTTGAAAGTCTGTAACTTGCGAACTTGGTATAGCAATCATTACAGAGTTTGCATCTATTAATCTACCTTTTGAATCTACATTGTATGTTGCAACTGCTGTGGCATTTCCTTGAGCGCCAGCAGTAACAGTAGTATCTACTAAATCTATTGTAATATCAGAACCATCATCTGTTCCTTGACTTGCAACAATAATGTTACTGTTGCTTAAACCTTGTGCTGATTTAACGTATGCACCTTGTGTGTGGTAATCTAATATTACTGCATTTGCATTTATGTTTGCGGCAAAACTGTCAGTGAACGGACCTTCAAAACTTACACTACCTGTAAGGTCTCCGTCTAATGTTAGGTTTACATTGCCTGTGAATTTTTGTGCTGAAGTGGCTATACCTTCAAAGTAAGGACCAGTAACATTACCAGTTGTGGTCAATGTTCCTTCAACATTTGAATTTGCGTCTAGTACAATTTTATTGGTAACACCTGTTGTTCCAATAGTTAAGTCTGCACTATTATATGTTAATCTTATATTGCTAGTTTGTGAGTTTAATTGCAGATAAGAACTGTCAACATCACTGTCGCTATTAATCACATAGCCGTCAGCATCATTAACTGTAACTGTGTCGTTCAAAAATGTTGTGGTACCATATCCTACAATATTACCACGGACCGTTAAGTTTCCTTGTACGTCAAGATTTCCGTCTGGTCTGAAATTCGATTTGTTGTTTGTTGCCATCTATTATCTCACATTAGCATTGTATTAGTTGTATTTATCTTTTTGAGTCAAAAGTCAAAAAAAAGCACCTCCCGAAGGAAGTGCTTTTCTATTGGTTTTTGCGTTCGCAAAAAGAATTAAATTAATTCTTACTGGAATGCTACGTTGGACAATGTGATTGCATCAACATAGTCAGCCGCGTTACCCAATGAACTTGCTGTGTTAGTAAGTTCAATGTAACCATATCTTGTCATAAATGACACTACTGGTTCAAATGTAGCAGGGTCCATTACTGGGCCTGTGCTCATTAGTGGGATATACGGACAGTAGAACGCAGGTGCATCAGTTTCGCTTGATCCTTTGTAACCAACAAGTACTTTAGTACCGTCAGCCGCATAACTGTCAACAAAAACTTTGATAGATCCGTTAAGGACACCAGCAAGTTTAGTGTTTGTAGGTGCTTCGAAAGAACCTTCAGTTGTTCTAGCAAAAGTTGAAGTAGATGCTGATTGTAATATTGTAAGTGCTTCAGGTGAAACAACAATATAGTTACCAGCGCCACGTCTTGTTCTTGCCGCGATTCTGTTTGCCGCTCTGTTAATCTCAATAGCCAATACCGCGTGTCTGTCACCAACGTAAGTTTGTGTACCAGTCACTGAGTTAAAGTCTAAAGTAGTACCAGAACCTGCAAGACTTCTTAGTGAACCGATAATTTCTTGGTCGATTTCAACTACGATTTCTTGTGCAAGTGCCTGCATAATTTCTGCTTCAACATCAAGACCGTGCATTGATTCGGCATCTTGAGCTGACTCAAATGTCCATCTAGCACTTAAACGTCTTGTTTTTGCTTCAACAGTTTGCTTTAAGATTTGGATTGATAATTTCTTACCAGCAGTTCCTTCCGAAGCCGCTGTTGCATCAGGTGAACCTGAATATGCATTCGCAATCTTAAATGGTGAAAGTGCTTCATCACCTGGATTAACTCCAGTTGCACTCTCGGCATACCTTGTTCTTAAAGTATGGATTTGTCCTACTGGACCAGTCATAGGTTGAACACCTACTAATTCGTTAGCAATAACTGAAGGCATAACCCTTCTAATTAAAGGTAACATTACTTTGTTTAATGTAGCAACGTTGCCAGCCTGAGTAGCACCACTGGATGCTGATTCTTGAAGATGTCTTTTAGTATTTTCTAGAACCACGTCCAATGAACTTTTTCTAGAACCGTTAAGTCCTTCTAAAAGTGCGTCCTTGGTTGCTGACCAATTGCTTTCAAATAATTCTGCCATTTCTTATCTCCTAATTTGAAAGTCCGGCTAATTTACGGATAGCATCAATTTCGACGATATCCTGTCCATCTTCAGTTGAAGGCTGAACATCTTTGTCACCAGTGTGTTCTGATGTCACTGATTCCGTTAATGGTTTACGACTCTCTTTCGGTGCTTCGCCGTCTAAAACACTTGGTAAGTATTTGTTAAATTGCTTCTCAAGGTTTTCTGTTTTAACACTTTCTAATAAGTCAACCATAATTTCTTTTTTGCCTTTTGCTAGAGGTTTAAGCAAAGTATCAAGTTGTTCTTTACGAGCATACTTGTCTTCTGCTATTCTCAACTTGCTTTCAGTAAGTTTAGTTGCTTCTGCTTTCGCATCTGCTTCTGCTTTACTTTCTTCAAGTTGTCTTCTAACATCGGCGATTGTTTTTTCTAGGTCTTTAACATCTGAACTTTCGTTTAAGTAACTTGAACGATATTCATTTGCAAAAGATTCGAATATTCTTCGACCAAAGTCATTTTCTCTGGCGGCTGTGATGTCATCTCTAAACTGTTGTACGTTGTCAGACACAACTTTATTAACAACAGCCTCGACTTTGTCAGCGGCACGTTTAATGAAGTCTGATTTGGATTCAGCAAGTTGTTTCTTACCTTCTCTAACCATTTTCACTTTTTGTTCAACTAGTGCTTGTTTATCCTCGTGGAATTCTTTAATCTCTCCAGCAAGTGATTCAACAACAAAGTTATCAAGTTTTTCAACATGTGCTTGAACACTTTCGCGTTCCAGTCTTAACTCTTTAACTTCTTTAGCAAGTTGTTCTGCAATAAAACCTTCCAGTTTCTTTGCATGTTCGCTAACAGCCTTTTTGTAAGCAACTCTTTCTTCAGCGACTTTAACTTTATCTTCAGCAAGTTCTTGCATTTCTGCTTCGATTCTTTCTTTGATAAATCCGTCAACTGCTTCAACAATTAAGCCTTTGTCATGCTCATATCTTTGAGCAAACTCTTCTCTTAATTCTGCAGTGAGTTCCTCACGGGCTTCGGCAAGACGACTTTCCCAGGCCTCGACGATTTGACCTTGTGATTCCTCGGTCAATTCGGTAGACTTGATAAGGTCTTCAAATTTTTCTGCCATAGTAGTCTCCTACCTCAATTTTAATTCATTAATAAAATTAATGATATTTTTATCTAGATGCATTTTTGCACCTAAGGTTTTTTCGTGTGTATAGTCTTTGGCAATATCATGTATCATGCTACCACCTCTCATATTAAACAAAGACTCATAAATGGTCTTTGGATAGGCGTCCGGGGCGGACGGTTGTGCAACAATATCCACAGTAACGATATCAAAATCAGACACACGACCTGATTCATTTACGTTTCCACTTCCTCTACTGCTCACACCTAGTTTTGCTCCTGCTTTTAATAAAGCCCTTGCAATATTCCCCATTGGTGTATCTATTACTTTTAGTTTACCCATTCCGTTTGCGCCATTACATGCCATTTCTGTAATGATATGGCTCACACGGTCTAAGTTAATTTGTAATTCTTCTGGATGGTCTAATTCGCCCATCACAGTTTCACCTTTGTTGAGTCTTTCAGTAACGTTGTCAACGGCCCGTGATATTTCATCCTTCGGATATACTCGTCCATTCTGGTTCTTTACATCACCTTGAATAAACAATCCTTGCATGTATAAGTCTTTACCATCGCTAGATTCCGTTAAAGAAATCTGACTTTGTTCAGGACTCATGTATTCATATAACTTACGCACCGTTTAACTCCGTTAAAATCTTATTCAAGCCTTACTTAATCTCGTCTGAGTTATTTACTGCTTGAGAGTCAACTTTAAGATTGCTTGATCCACCTGAATCTTTTGCTGAGTTAGGGTTACCTTTCTCACTTGCGTTACCGTCTCCACCACTGTTGGTTTTAGTTGGTTCGCCTTGTCCATGTGGGCTCAATACTTTACTCGGGCCACCTTTAGCATTACCTGAGTCATTGTTGTCTGCCGCGCCACCTTTAAGTGGTTCTTTAGCACCCATATCAGCGACTTTGTCACTCATTTGAGTTGCTTCTTCAACAACATCGTCATCTTCATCGACAACTTCTTCGTCTAGGTCATACTCAACGGATTCTTCTTCCATTTCTGCGTCCATGTCCATGTCGTCTCCGTCCATGTCCATCATGTCTGCATCCATTTCTGCTTCTTCACCGTCTTCGCCTTCTTCGTCACCTTCTTTATCAAGAAGTTTTTCGAATTCAGCTCTTAGGTCTTCGAGTTCAGATTCAAGTTCATCAACTTTATCTTCAATCTCGCCGTCTTCCATTTCCTCGCCAATCTCGTCAGATTCGATATCTGCATCTGCTTCTTCAACATCTGCAACAAAATCTGCTTCTGGATCTGCTTGGTTAATTTCTTCTTCTACTGCTTCATCTTCAGAATCAACTGATTCATCCATGTCCTTTTCAGCATCAAGTTTTTCTTTCTTTTTGCCTTTGGGTTTCATTTCTTCGTCAATTTCTTCTTCGCTGTCTACTGCTTCTGCAACAGTTTCATCTGTTGAGACTTCAGCATCATCTAAGATACGTTCGTATTCCTTACGAGCTGTTTCAACAACGTATTCGTGAAGCAGTTCTTCGGCACGTTCGTTATCTTCAGCAAGTAAGAATTCTAGTACTTGTTCTAGTTTACTTTTGCTTTCTGACATTATTGTGCTCCTATAAATTTATTATAATTCATAATTAACTACTCTCCGCGATTGTGGATTGTAGTTATGTCGTATTTGTACTTATATATAACTGTGTTTTATAGACAAAAAGGGCCTATTTTGATGTGTTTTTGTCAAAATAGTGTGAAATGAGTGTTTTTGGCATCTGTTTGTACCATTGTATGCAAATATTTATCTGTTAGTAATATTTGATAAAGTACTAGTTAAAGTGCTGGTGAATCGTCGCCACCTGATTTAGCATACATCATACTAGCAAGTTTTTTACGTTCTAGGTTTTCAGATTTTTTAAGTTCTCTATATTTTCTTAATTTACTGAGAGCCTCTAATGTAAGTTTAGACTTACGAGTATCGTCCATTTTGCGAGTGGCTTCTCTGTCTTTCTCTGGATTGTAAAATTCGTCCAATCTCATTATATTTGCTCTCCTGTATCAGTACCTGGTCCAATTGGTGTAACATCTGGTGCTTGTACATCATCCATTGGCTCAATTGGAATATCATCGACTGGTGCGTCTAAATCTAAATCTGCACTAGGTCCTGGTCTGATTCCTACATTTCTTAAACCAATATCTCCGACGTTTCCGGAAACTTGGTCTTCATTGTATTTATTCTCTTCTTTCCAATATTCTTCGTTTGCTTTCATTTCGTCTTGTGTAAGTCCCAAGTACTTTTGCATTTTAAATTGTTGCGACAAGTAAGGTACTGCTTCTAACGAACTGAACAACGATGCTCTTTGTGTATCTAAATCTAATTCTCTATAACTGCTAAAGTTTTGTGGTGGAGCAAATTCTATTTTAAATGTGCTATTATCCATCTCAACGCCTTTATATGCTAGATACATTTTAAATTCTCTGTCTAAGTTTCTAATAACTTGTTTTTGCAAACGTTCACAATATTTTGCAAATTGAAATTCTTGTATAAATGCAACTCCCACTTTACCATCATTGTATTGTGCAGATCCATCATCTGGTCCTGTTGGCAAATAAGAACTAGGAACTCTTAAACCTCTTAACAGTTTGTTGTTAAAGTATTTAAGGTCATCTATTTGTCCTAGATTTTCACCACCTGGTAATGTGTCAACTTTACTACCTCTACCATCTGCCGTTTGTGCAAAGAAATAATCTTCTAACATACTCATTGGATTGTATGCCGCATCTGCTACGTTGCCACCATCTTTATTTTTGTTTGGTACACGTTTTTGTTGCACTTCATATTTTACTCTTTCCAAATATTGTTGTGCTTTGTGTGGAGGCATGTTGCCTACGTCAATAAAGAACACACGTCTTTCTGGTGCTCTGTGTACTCTATAAATGATTATAGAATCTTCTAATAATTCTTTTTGTTTGAAAACTTTAAATACAGGTTCTAATATACTGATACCAAAGGGCCAGTTATGATCCATGCCTTCAGTTAGACTTAAATGTACAACGTGTTGGGCATCTACAGGAGTACCATAATTAGTTCCTTGGTCTCCTAAATTTTGCGTACTATAATTACTAACACTTGTTCCAACATTTCTGCCTGTCATCATACCTGCACCAGCACCATAGGGTCTACTATGTAATGCTGAGGCACTAGTTGCCGCAAGTTGTTCAAAGTTTGCTTCTAAGTTTTTAATAAAGTAAGTTTCAATCTTCTTACCTTCACTTTCATTTACAACAACCTTTTCAACATTAGCAGGATCAGTCCAATACAGTTTGTATGTTTCTGGATCTCTAACAAAGAATTGGTCTCCATACTTTAAAGTGCTTCTTAACATTTTAAACACACGTCTGTTTAAGTCATTTAAGTTACACCATTGCTCCATAGTCTTGTTGAGAATTTTCATCTCAGTTGCACTAGGGTCTTCTGTGAATTTGAATACAAACGGTTGTTCAGAAGAATCATCTTCTTGTGAACAAAATTCTGCTAAAATATCTAATGCGGCATTAATTTCCAAATCGTTGTCCATTTGGTCATATTGAATATATCGCATTAACCTATTTGGTGAACCAGCATATACTTCTGGTAACCAACTACTAAATCTAGCATTGGCAAAGTTTCCAGTAGACTGGTCTCCAGTAACATTACTGGGTAGCCCTGCGTTGCTATTATTAAAGTATTTTCTCCAAGTCGCCATAAAATCTCTCTTTATATGCGTATATTTATCACTTTTTGATTATTATGTCAACAAATTACTGGACGATTAAAAATCCATCTCTTCAGTTGCGGAGATTTGTCTCTTAGAAAGTTTGTTATTTTCTGCTTGTAGTCTTACTAATTCTGCTAAAAGAGCCGCAGTATCAGTATCTGGTGTATCTGCTTTTTTAGGTCCCGGAGTAGGTTTAGAATCTGAGTAATCACCTGTTAAGTCGCTGATGTCATCATCAGTCATATAATCTCTACCCCCAGTTGTTGGAACTGCTGATGTGTCAACTTGCGATATAGCCGTTGGCATTCCTGCTGGAGTTCCTGCTGTAGGTTGAACTTGTGTTTGACCAGCACCGCCTGAGAAAAATGCTCCTACTTGACTTGCAACATCTTTAATTTTGTCAAAGAATGTTGTTTCTGCTGGAACACCTTTTTCTAATCTTGACAATGCGGCAGTTAGTGTATCTATGCTTGAAGCAAATTTTATAACATTATCTGCTGTACCGTCTAAGCCGTCAAACATATCTATAACACTCTTAGATTCTGCTAGTCCTTTAAATGATTCTCCTAATATGAATATGCCTGCCATATCCACGCCTTGTAATCCTTTAGCAAAGTCTATAACTTTTTCCATTGGAGATTTAGAACCAAACAGTTTTCCAATTCCGTCCATTAAACCTGAAAGTAAAGAACCACCGGACATTACTGCCAAGCCGGCACCAATTGCCGCCAGTCCTGCACCAACCATAATTAAGTTTTTGCCATCTACCACACTCATCATAACAATGCTTGGTACAAACATGTCAAATGCTTTTGCGGCAATCATAGCCGCTACTGCAAATGGAATAAGTGCGGCACCCAATACACCAATTGCTAATGCACCTGCCATCACAAATCCCACAATAGGCGGCATACCAATAATACCAGCCGCAACTGCCAGAGCGGCAATCGCCGTTGCCAACACACCTATTGTTTTAAATCCTACATCTTTCATTAGGTTTAATCCAAATGCTAATGGCACCATTGCAGTACTAAGTGCTAATACTCCGACTGCACCTTTGAGCATACTGCCTGTTGATTTTTCTAATAGTTTGGATAATCCAATTAGACCACCCATTGCAAGTAAGCCTTTACCTAATGAAGAGAAATCTACTTCGTTAAATGTTTTAAGTCCTACAGCCAATAATGCAACTGCACCACCCATTAGTGCCATACTTGCGGCACCTTTAACTACTTTGTTGTCTCCAAATTTCTTAACTGCGTTTGCTATGCTTTGCAAGAAGCCACCGCTCTTGCCACCTTTGGTCATAGCACCTGTCATACCATCTGCTTTACTACTTGCACCTTGTAACATCTTAGCCGCAGTAGAACCTTTACTACCTACGCCTCCAGCGGCACTGGCAACTGTATTGCCTCCGCCACCCATTATGCTACTTACTAAAGATTTTCCACCTTTTTTGACCATGTCTCCTAGGAAACTTAAAGCCTGCTTACTAGCACTATATAAGAATATAGCACCAATTAAATATTTTACTCCAGATAATAATGCAGATATCAATGCACCTTTTATTTTATCAACTACATCAGTAAGCATTTTACTAATGTCAAATGATCCGTCTGTTTTAAATGCTTCTTGTCCAAAATAGTCTGCTAATTTTTGGAAGGCATTTACGGCAAATTCAATTCCTCGTTTAAGTCCTGGTAAAACTTTTTTGGCTAAGTCTTTACCTACGTCTGCCATACCTTGTGCGGCTCCACTGGCGTCATCTACGCCAAAGCCAAATATACCCATTATCTCTTTTAAGCCATCTTCTAATGCCCCTGTAATTTCTGGGTCTGCAAATAAACTGTAGAATGCACTACTAAATCCTGATGTTGCTTGTGCTACAACTTTGTTGAATGCGTTAGTACCTTTTTGTACAGAGTCCATATTAAATCCTGTACCAAGCATTTCATTGACTTCTTTCATTTTGTCTTCACTTTGTTCGAATTGTGTG